ACCATTTCCAGAGATAGAAGAGTTCAAAGCTTTTGAAACAATAGGATATGGAGATGAAAGGTTTGATGATTGTTCTGATATTTATGTAATTACATATGGAATAACATATGATAATGATACATTAATGATTAGAAAAAGAATGAAATATAATTGTGGAACTTATGATTATGCCACATGGACAGATTAATCAGGTTTTAGGGAGTTTAATTATGCAGTACCTTGAGTGAGAAATAACAGCTGATTTCTCAAGTTTCTTTAACAGGATGTTAAAGATAGAAAACTCTAAAAAAACTCCCACTTTTTATTATTATTAACTGCCACTCCATTTAACTATGAAGAGTTGTAATATATAATGGATAATATATATTAAGGCAAATGTTATAACTCAATTAAAATCAGGTAATCTCTGTTATTCAGAGATTACTTTTTTTACTATAAACTTTACTTTTTCCCTTTACCAATACTGGAATAATATTATTATAAACTTAATAACTATGCAAATTATGAAAGGAAATTTAAAAATACATTTACATTCAAGACAAGGAATGTATAATGTTGATTCAATAGGAAAAGCATCTATAACTTGTAGTACAAAACATTATAGTTTTAGAGTATCACATAAAGATTTTAAATGTTTTGCTGGTGGAAATAATGATTCAAGTACTGAGTATGAAAAAGAATTATTTAGAACTGCTATAGATTCAGATGGAATAAAAAGAGATTTAATTAGATTAGAAGCAACTTATAGAGAAATTAAGAAAGCTGCTGAAACTGGAGTAAATGATTATTATACTAAATTAGAAGAAAAAGCATCTGCAAATAATTTAGAAGATGAAATTCAAGATTATAAATTTAATAAGGCTGTAGAAATATATCAGCATAATATAGATTTATCTAATTATGAAAATTCTAAAGGAACTAAATTTATAATTCAACAATATGATGACTTTCCTCTTAACCATTTAGAATATAGAATGTTCTTTGACCCATTTAATTTTGTTGTTAATTTTCATTCTAGTTTACATCAAATTACAGAAGATATTAGAGATAAAACTGATAGTGAAAATTGGTGTACAATTAATGGTGGTCACTTAAAAATAATAGATAATACTGTTGTATTATATGGACAATCAGGTGATTATGGAGTATATAATGATGAAATAGCAGTTGAATGTGCAAGAAAATTATTTCCAAATAAAACTATATTTTCTTATGCTGGACATTCATTTAAAAAGGAAATGTTATTTGGAGAAGTTATTGAAGATGAACTCCCATTTTAAAGAGTATTTTGTATTGCTTGAGATACACTAAATAAGTCAAGTAAACTGTTGATTTAAAATTGCAATAAAAAGGTGTACTTGTGAGTGGGCTATGGTGTGATACAAACTCTCATTGCAATTTTTAAAATCAGGTTATCACTTAGTATAGAACAATTAGATGTAAGACCTATGGAGGAAACTCTGCTAGAGCATTCATGGCTAAGTATCATTCCCATAGGAAGTATAACTGTGATACCTTTGGAATGTGGGTATCAATTTTATATTAAACTTTAAGGGTTTAGTAATTAATTAATCATTGAGTTAGCCTATTAAATGTTTAGGCTAACTCTTTTTAAGAAGCATGGTGTTAAGTTTAAAAGGACTTTCTGTAAAAGGAAAGTTCTTTTTTTTATAAATAAACTTCACTTTTTCCCTTCACTAATGTTGGATAGTATTTGCTATTATTATAAATATGAAAACTAAAATTATTTTAAACAATTAAACAATTGAAAATTATGGAAACTACTAAAGAATTTGGTAAAATTATGGTTACTGAAGTTAAGACTTCAGATTATCAAAAGCAAGGTACTGTAACAGCAGTACTAAAACAAGTTGTATCAACTAAAACTACTTATGCAAGTAATGGTACAAAAGATAATTTATTTGACACATCAGAATTTTCTGAGTTAGAAAGTTCTGAATACACAAATGATGAAACAAGAGTATATTTTATGGATATACCTGCAGGTTCTACTTTGCAAGATGTACAAGTAAAGATGAATCTTCCTAAGTTTGCTAATGCAAGATTAGTTAAGATTTTATCTAACAGACCTATTCTTGATGATGGTCAAAGGTATGCAATTGCTAATTATGGCAAGAGTGAAATGTCTTTTGCAAAAAGACAACTTGTAAAAGATGGTTCAGGTAATCATGTACTCCGAAATGGAGAAAATTGCTATAGAAAAATAGAATTTTCTATTCATGGTGGAGAAGATGAAAATCTAATTCATGAACAAGGACTTGTTTATTCAACTCCAGAAAGTGTACTTGCATAAATTTAATAAGCTACTGTAATTTTGCAGTAGCTTATTTTTTTTTTAATTTTAAAACAATAAGAGATGAAAATAGTTTTAAATAGATGTTTTGGAGGATTTAGACTCTCAGATAAATGTGAAGAAATGCTTGAAAAAAAAACAGGTGGACTTTCTTTTGAATCAGAAAGACATAATGAACATCTGGTTTCTATTGTAGAAATGTATGGTAAAAATGCATCAGACAGTTTAGTTTCACAATTAGAAATTGTGGAAATACCAGATGGATGCAAGTATCATATAGATGAATATGATGGAATGGAATCAGTAAATACCTATATAGAAATTACTGAAGATGACCTTTTTATTGGATTAAATTTAGAAAGATTAGAACTTGCTAGACAAGTTGATTTTATTAAGCTAATAAAAGGAGGATATGAAAAGTGTTTAGAAGAAAAAGCAGACTCTGATATATCAGTAATGAAAGATGAAGGTCTGTTATAAACTATAATTATGAAAACAATAAAAGAATACAAGATATTCACAATTTATTTTTTAATTTTTAAATTATCTTTTGTCGTAAGAAAGGCTTAAGATTTTTTTTACCATTACCAATAAAATAATGAAATATATCTATGACATTGAGATGTACCCTAACTTGTTTTTTGTTTTATTTTATGATATTGTAAACAAAAAGTATCATAAGTTTGAAATAAGTCAGTTTAAAAATCAAAAAGATGACTTGGCTAAATTTCTTGCAAAGAATAAAGGGTGCACTCTAATAGGTTATAATAATGTAAGATATGATTATCCATTATTGCATTACTTTATAATATTATTAGGTAAAAAACTTACTAATAAAGAAATTGTTACAAAACTTTTTAATAAAAGTGGTCAATTAATAAAAATAAAAAGTCCTGTAGGAAAACCTTTATTCAGAAATATAGACTTACTATTAATAAATCACTTTGATAACAAAGCAAAGATGGTAAGTCTAAAGGAATTAGAATTTAATCTTAGGATGGAAAACATTCAGGATCTGCCATATCATTTTACTAAAACATTAAGTAAAAAACAAATAGAAGAAGTTACACTATATTGTAAGAATGATGTAGATGCAACTTATAACTTTTATTTGGAATGTAGAGATAGCATAAACTTCAGAGAGAAAATGTCTGAAAAATACAGTATGGATTTCACTAATTACAATGATGTAAAAATAGGTGAAGCTATACTAATAGATGCTCTTTCTAATAAGATGAATGTAGAGAAAGAAGTTATAAAATCCATGAGAACCCGTAGGAATGTAATGTCTATTAAAGATATTATGGTTAACTATGTAAAATTTTATGGAGATGCTCTAAAAACTTTTGTTGATTGGTGGAAAACTAAAGTAATCACCGAGACAAAAGGACAATTTTCTAAGATACCTGTTGAAGAAATAGAAGATATCTTTGAGTATACTAATCAAAAGTTATGTATGAAAAATACAATGTTGAAAAAACTCAACATAGTACATAAAGATTTTCAGTTTGACTTTGGTACAGGAGGTATTCATGGAATTTTAAAGCCAGGTAAATGGAAAAGTGATGACAATAACAAGTTAATTCTTGTAGATGTGTCATCATATTATCCTAATTTATGTTCTAAGAATGGGTTTCATCCAGCTCATTTTCCTAAAGACATTTTTATACAAGTAATTGACATGCTATATAAGCAGAGAATGCAGGGTAAGAAAGATGGAGATAATGAAATTGTAAAAGCAATTAAGTTAGCTCTTAATGGAGCTTTATATGGGAAAAGTAATGATAAATTTTCTTGTATGTATGATCCACAAATGATGATGAGTGTATGTGTAAATGGACAATTACTACTTGTAATGTTAGCAGAAAAACTTATAGATTTAGGTTTTGAAGTAATTCAAATAAATACAGATGGTATTTTATTATCATCTTCTAATGAAAAAGAAGATATATTGAAAATAGTCTGTAATAATTGGATGAATCTAACAAAATTGAAACTTGATTATGATTATTTTGATCTTGTAGTACAAAAAGATTGCAATAATTATATAGCAAGATATACAAATGGAAAAATTAAGAGAAAAGGTGCTGCTTTTAACTATAAATTAGAGTGGCATAAGAATCATTCAGCTTTAGTAGTACAAAAAGCTGTAGAAAAGTATTTTCTTGATGATATTCCTATAGAAACTTTTATAAAAAGTCATAAAAACATTTTTGATTTTATGCTTAGAGTAAAACTCAATAGAGGAAGCTCTTTAAATGCTATTACTGATGGTGAAAAACTACAAATGCAAAAGATTACTAGATATTTTATTGCAAAAGAAGGTAATTATGTGTTTGAAAAAGAACTTCCACCATTAAATGGTAAACGTAGGTTTACTGCAGTAGAAAAAAATTATAATGTTATCCCTTGTAACAATATTTCATCTCCTTTTTGGTCTGATGAGTATATATTTTCTGAGATAAATTATGATTATTATATAGAAAAAGCTAATAAAATAATAGAATCATGTATGATATAGAAATTAATGCTTTAGTAGTACCAGAAGGAATAAATAAAGCAAAATTAATAAATCAATTGTTAGAAAATGTAATGATTCCTATATCAATACAAGAAGATGTTTTAGATCTTCAAAATGAACTTGGTTTAGATGGATCTATTGTTAATGAAGTAATACATTTTATAAAATATAAACAAAATTTTGAAGCATGAAAAGAGATGAAATTCAACAAGAAGCTTTAGATGCAATTGTTAAAAACAAATTTAGAGGAATAATAGATGTAGCACCCAGAGTGGGTAAGTCTAAGATAGCAATTGATGCTATTAAAAAATTAAATAAAAAAAAGGTGCTAATAATAGCACCTTTTAATCCCATTTTAGAAACATGGGTACAGGAATTCTCAAAGTGGGGATTGGACTTTAATGGGGACTTAATAAATCAAAGGTCTTTGGATAAAATTAATTTACCTGATTATGATTTAGTTATTGCAGATGAGGTACATACTTTGTCAGAATATCAAAGATTTTTACTCAAAGACAAGAAAATTTTAGGTTTTTCAGGTTCAATTTCAAGTAAAACTAAGAAAATACTTTCAGAAGAACTAATGATTAAACCTATTTTTTCTTATAAAGTTGAAACTGCAATTAAAGATGGTATTATTTCAGATTATGAGATAAAAGTCATATCTTGTAATCTTGACACTAAAGACAAATATATCCAAGTGTCAACCAAAAAAGCCAACTTTAAGACTACAGAGTGGAGCAATTACCAATTTTTAGATTCTCAATTTACAAAGTTTAAAAGAATGTCTTGGGGTAACCCTAGACTAAATCCTATTAAGATGCAAATGGCATCTAAAAGAGCAAACTTTCTATATACTTCAAAGACAAAATTAGAAGCATGTAAGAAATTTGTAAATTCTTTAGATGAGAGATTGCTAGTATTTACAGCAAGAACAGATGCTGCTGATAATCTTGGTATTAATTCTTACCATTCTAAGAGTAGTGGAAATAATTTAAATGAATTCTGCGAAGAAAATATAGATAAATTAGCAGTATGTGAAATGACTTCTATGGGCATAACTATCCCTAATTTAAAGATAGGAATCTTTCATCAATTAAAATCTTCTGAAGAAGGTGCAATTCAAAAAATTCTAAGAATGTGCAACTGGGAAGATGGAGAAACTGCTAAAATATATATATTCCAATATACAAATACACAAGATGAGATCTGGGTGCAAAAAGCACTAGAACCATTTGATAAAAGTAAAATTGATTATGTAAGTTTAAACAAATTTGAATATGCTTAACAAAAAACTGTTAGATATTCTAGAAGAAAATAGGATTCCAGATACTGGGATCCTTTATCTTTTAGCTATCTATTATAATTTAGATGCACAGCATCTTGTTGATGATGAAGTTCAGAAAAAAGTGAACATGTTAAAAATTGTTGAAAGAGATTATGATTCAGATGAATTTACCATTAAATGGAATGTACCTTTACTTCAAGGAGACAAGCCAACAGTAAGTCATTGGGACTGGGTAGATGACTGGAGAAAGCTTTTTAAACAAGTAAATCCTGAAAGAACAGGAGTAAAACAATATTGTATTGCTAGGATGAAAAGATTCTTTTCTAAATATCCTAATTATAGGCAAGATGATGTAATGAAGGCTACAAGAGCCTATTTATCAACAGTTGTTGATCCTAAATATTGTAAGAAATCACACAGATTTATATATGAAGATAGTGGTGTAAATGAGTATTCTCTTCTACTTGAGTGGTGTGAAAGAACAAAGAGTTCAGATAAATATTTAAAATATAAAAAGATGGGAGAATGAATTTCATAGAAAAATTTAAAGCAGGTCAATTAGGTAAAAACTTTGGACTGCCAACAGGATTAAAATCATTTGATCTTGCTATTGATGGTATTCAAAGGAAGTCAATGTATGGAATAGCTGCTGCCCCAAAGGTAGGTAAGACTACTTTTACAGATTTTTCTTTTGTTATTAATCCAATTTTGTATTGTTTAGAAAATAAGTTGAATATAGAGTTTCATTATTTCTCATATGAGATAGATAGGATTAGAAAAGAGTTTGATTTTGCATCATATTTCTTTTATAAAGACTACGGAATCAATTATTTAGAACATAATGAAAATAGATATCCTATAGGTAGTAGATATTTTTTAGGTAAGTTGAAATGTAAAGATACTAATGAAATAATTCCAGTATCTAAAGAACATAAAGACTTACTTGGCAAAATATACTTAGATAGGATAATACCTATATTTGGTGAGTATGATTCTCAAGGTAAAAAAGTAAAAAAAGGTATAATAAATTTCATTGCAGATAGAGACAACCCAACAGGGATGAGAAATCTGCTATTGAATTATTATAAAGACAATGGACACTTTATTTATGAAGAATATACTGTTTTACAAAACAATAGAAAGGTTAAGCAACAGAAGATTAGTGGCTATAAATCTAATGATGAGTCTAAATATCATATAGTGATAACAGATCACATCAGAAAATTAAAAAGAGAGAGAGGATTCTCAATGAAAGAGAATATAGATAAGTGGATAGAATACACAGTTGACTTAAGAAACTGGTGTGGTTCTACATTTGTACACATATGCCATTTAAATAGGGCTATAGGGGATATAAACAGGATAAAATATGAATCTGAGACATTGCATCCAACAGGTGATGATGTTAAAGATACAGGAAATTTATCAGAGGAGTGTGATTATTTAATTACACTTTTTAATCCAACAGAAGAAAGGTACAAGTTAGAGAGTCATTTTGGAAATGATTTATCAATGTTTCCAAATTATAGGAGTATTCACTTAGTAGAATCAAGAGATACAGAGTGTCCACAGCATTTGTTTACAGAAATGCATGGAAATATCAAAAATTTTATAGAAATTTATTAACTTTAAAAACAGAAACATGGCAAAAAGTGTTGCAATTGTTGCAGATTCAGGATTTGGTAAGTCTACTGCTATAGCAAAAATAGAAGCTATAGGTCACAAAGGACTAGATCCAAAAACTACATTAGTAGTTAATGTTAAAAACAAACCTCTACCAATCAAAGGGTGGAAAAACAGTTTTAAACCAATTAATAATAAGGAAGATCTGAAGAAAGGTAATTACCTTGCTACTTCAGACTATGGTGTCATTATAGACACTATGAATTATTTTAATGAACATAGAAAAGAAGTTGTTAATGTAGTCATAGATGATTTTCAGTATATTATGGCAGACAATTTCATGAAAGATGCCTTAAAAACAGGTTATGATAAGTTCAACAAGTTAGCAAAGAGAACTTATGATGTGTTGAATACAGGTATTTCTATGAGAGAAGATGTTAATTTTATTATTCTTACTCATTCTGAGATAGTAGAAACCCAAAACTTTGGTACTACTTATAAGATGAAAACTATAGGTAAGATGTTAGATGACAAAGTTAAGTTAGAAGGTCTATTCACTATAGTATTATATGGTAAATCTTCTTTTGATACTAAGAAAGGAGTACAGAGAAGTTTTGTAACTAATATGGATGGACAGTTTCCAGCTAAATCTCCATTTGGAATGTTTGATGAATTATATATTAAGAATGATTTAGGTCTAGTAATAGATACTATGAATGAATATTATAACTAAAAACTTTAAAAATGAGTGATATAACTGAAAAATTACAAAAAATAGTAGATGAAGAATCTGCTAAAGTAGAAAAAACTGGAAGATCACATATTGAAACCTGTGATGCTAGCTATTATGGCTGGGACACAGATATATGGGATCATAGACATACTATTATGAATGCATTTATTAAAAGAGGGTATCATGTATCTTCTAAAAGTAATCATGGTGTATTAGATATTGTCATTGTAAAACCTATAGAAGTATCATAAGGAGTGTAGAAAGAAAAACATTTAAAATAAGACCATCAGGAAGAAGTAGTGATTACATTACTCCTTCTTTTGGTTATGGATGTTTATTCAAATGTAGTTATTGCTATATGAAAAGACACTTAAAAGAAGGACTTTCTATAGCTACAAATACTGAAGATATACTTGGGCATATATTTGAACATGCTAAAACTTTAGGAGATAAAATTCCTAATCAAACATCAAAACAATTCTGGACTTATGATATTAGTTGCAATGAAGATTTTGCACTACATTTAAAGTATCACAATGCTAGAATGATATTTGATTTTTTTACTTATTCTGATTTACCTATAATGGCTACAATGGCTACTAAATATGTAAATCCTGACTTAATAAATTATGATGTTCAGGATATAAATGGGAATAGTAGAATAAGAATAAGATTTAGTCTTATGCCTCAGAAATTATCTGATGTTTTAGAACCTAATACTTCTAAAATTATTGATAGGATAAAAGCTATTGATGCTTTTATAGATGCTGGGTATGATGTTCACATAAATTATAGTCCTATAGTAGTATATAAAGAATGGTTAGAGGATTACAAATATTTATTTCAAATGGTAGATGATTATGTAGATTATAAAAATCAAGTTCAATCAGAAGTTATATTTTTAACTCACAATGAACAAAAACACATAGATAATTTAAAAAACAATTTACCTAAAGAAAATATATTATGGAATCCTCAAATACAGGAAAGTAAAGTTTCTCAATATGGTGGTGCTAATGTTAGATACAAGCACAACTACAAGAGAAAATGGATTATTCAATTCAAAAATTTACATAATGAAATTATACCTTGGAATACAATAAGGTATATTTTTTAAAAACTTAAAAATGGGAAGATATATAACAGGAGATATAGACCATAAATTTTGGTTTGCTGTTCAATCATCTGATGCTGCTTCTAAATTTGGAGGTGAAATGGAACATTCTTATATCCAATATGGATATGATGATATGGAAGATTTTAATATAGAAACTTTAGATGCTTTAATAAAAACATTCAATACTGATTTTGATGAAAAAGTAGATAAATCAACAGATCCAGAATGGTTTAATAAATGGTATAATAGCAAAAGAGGAGTTTCAGAATCAGCAGCAGAATTAGTAGCAGATGTCCAACTTGGTATAACAATATACCAATGCCTTCTTGAAGAAGGACAATGTTATTTTGAAGCAGGATTATAATAAGGAATTAAATTTTTAACATAAATCAATTTTATTATGCAAAAACAAATCACAGTAAGCCAGATTCTAGAAGATCTAGAGAATGGTATGACAAGAACTCCTTCTGATAAAAGATATAACTCAGAAGTAGGAAGCATTATGGAAAAGTATAACCTTACAAAGTTTGAGGTTATATTATTATTTAAGAATGAAAAGTTGAAAGGCAAGAAAACTAAACAGCCCAGACAATTATCATTTGTTTTAGTAGATGATACAGAAACTACAAATAATGTAGTTGAAGAACCTTCTCCTGAAATTATTGTAGCAGTAAACTCAATGACAGGACAAGAAATTCAAGATGTTTTAGAAGATTCAAATGTAGAACAACCTGTAGAAGAAACAACTAATGATGTATCTTTTACTCTTGTAGAAGAAACAGAAGAAGCAGAAGTTGTTGAAGAAGAAAATAATGACCAATTAGGTTGGTAAGAATATTCATAATAGAGTCTAAATAGGCTCTATATTTTTTAAATTTTAAATATATAATTATGTTATTTGGTGGATATGAAAGTAATGAAAGAAAATCCTCAATACATTTTGGTCTTAATCAAGGTGTAAAATTACAAAAGTTTGAGTATAACCCAAGCATTGAATTTGCTAATGGTAATACTGCAGAAGGTGTAGAAATAGAATTCAACGTAAGTGGTTCTGTTGTTAGAAGTAACATTTACCCTCCTACAAAAGTTTATGATGGAGGACAAGAGATTACAGATCCTACACACAAAGCATTTAAGAAAGCAATTATTGAATTCAAGAAAAGAATTTATCATATTGCTGAATCTTTTATGTCTAGAGAAGCTTTAATTGAAGCTATTTCTGTTCCTAAACCTTTTGGAGAATTTATGGAATCTATAATAAGTTCTTTTGAAGAAGGATGGCAAGAAAAGCCAATTGACTTGTTCTTACAATATCAATGGCAGCTAAGAGAAGGAGCAGAAAGAAAATACTTAGAAGTACCAAAGAAAACTTCTCAAGGTCCATTTATTATGCCTGCACTTGCTGGTGACTGGAAAAAAGTCCTCATTAGTGAAAGTGGTGATGGTTCATTAAATGGAGTTGCTTTTGGTAAACTTAAAGGTAAAACATTTACTACTGACAATGGTCTTGAAATTATTTTCAAAACTAAAGATACAGGAATGTTTTACATAAATGATGACAATGAAGTTCATCCATTTGTAAGGTCTAGCTGGTTTATGGAAAATGGTTGGGCAGCTGCAGATGATGAAGCTGAAAGTACATTAGATAGCTGGGCATAAAATCTTATAATATGTTATATGGAGGATTAAATGGTCTAATATCACTAACAAAGAATGAAATATTAAAGAGGATATCTCAGCAAGAGATATTCTCTATTTTGTTTGGTGATATAGATTACAAAAGTAGATATGTAAATCCTATTAGGAATGATGAAAAGGCAGGATGTTTTTTTTCATGGCATAATGGAATATTATGGTTTTCTGATTTTGCAGACATTAAAGTTAATAGGGATTGCTTTGAGTTACTCAAAGATGCTTATAATTTAAATTTTTATGAAACTCTACAATATATAGATGAATATTTTGGATTAGGAATACAAAATGGTAATCCAATAAAACCTAAAATTGTAGATAAGATAGTAGTAAAAAAATCTACTAAAAGTAAAACCCTTATAACATATCAAAAAAGAACTTTTGATAGACATCACAAAAAGTACTGGTCTAATTATGAAATTACTCAAGAGCAATTACTACAAGACCAAGTATTCCCTACAGTTTATTTTAAAATTCATTCTAGAGCAAAAGATAAATGGGTAACCATAAGACCTTTTGCTAATGAAGTAACTTTTACTATAGACCAATGGGGAGGTGATGCTATTAAAATATGCAGAGCATTACACAAAGGAGATATGAAATGGATTACAAACTGTACAAAGAATCATATAGGTATTGATAATGGTTTTCAAGGTGAAAATTTAATTATAACTAAATCTTATAAAGATTGGAGAGTTTTAAAAAATCAAAATCTATCTGCAATATGGCTACAAAATGAGGGAATGTTTCCTAAACAGGAATTATTAGAATCATTGTGTATGACATATAATAATATATATGTATGGTTTGATAATGATGATCCAGGAATTAAAGCAGGAAAAAAGTTAAAAGAAATAATATCTTCTTTTCATGACAATGTAGAACACATTTATTTACCTGATAAAAAGGTTAAAGATCCTGCTGAGTGTATATTTAAAAATAAAAAACTATTTTACAATTTTATAAAATTATTATTATGACAACTAGAAAAGTTAGAATTTTTTCAACAAAAGTTAAAGCTCAAATAGATACTGATGTAACTAACTGGGGAGATCTAAAAAATATTTTAAGAGACAGACAAATTCCATATAGTGGAATGACTGCAGCTCTAAGTGGTTCTAATTTATCATTAGAATCTAATGCTGCTCAATTACCTAATACAGATTTTGTTTTGTATCTAATGCCACAGAAAACTAAAAGTGGTATCAATGTAGAAGCATTTTCTTATATGGATTTAAGACAAACAATTCAAAGCATTATAGAAACTACAGGAGATGTAGCTAAGAATTTTTTTAATGATGAATTGAATTACACTAGAAAAAATGCATCTCAATTAAGAGTTTTATTGCAAGAATGGAATAAACAAGTTCCTGTAGCAAGTCAAGAAAATGTTGAGTTGACAAACCTTATTGCAAATTTAAAATCTTTAGAAACCAAACATCAACATTTAGTTGATCAAGCAATAGTATTACTCGAAAGAGTAATGCATGCTTGGGATGATGAAGAAGAAATAGAAGCAGAATTTGAAAAATTAAATTCTGAATTTAATCCACCTGAATGTGAAGATTTTCGTGAAGAAGCATCTTCAGAAGATTATTTTTAAACAAAGGCTCTTAATTGAGCCTTTTTAAATTTTATATTATGACAGAAGAATTTGTTAAAGATATACTTGAACTTAAAAGACAAGAGTTTGAGAAACAAGACATGTTAAGTAAAAATAATTATTCACCACCAATTTATGAAGTAATTAGTAAAAAATATCATTCTTCTTTGTCAAATATAATAGAAGTATTTGATGAAGTATTTGGTAGAGAATATTGGGATATGCAAGTAGAACCTAGAGCTTATCATAATTTAGGTGGTAATAGTGTCTATAACAAAGAATTAAATGTAGTTGTCCGTTTTCCTGAATTAACAGTAACTAATGAAAATGAAAGATCTATTTTATTAGAAAATTTCTTTTTAAGATTAGTTTTTAATGGTAGAAGAACATATAATTTAGAAACTTCAGATTATACATATTTCTTTGATATGAGAGCAAATCTAGAAGGTAAATTAAATACTCCTAGTGCTCAACAATTATATAAAGATTATCACCATAGCCATATTCATAGTAGTGCTGATAGAATAAATTTTCAATCATTTTGTACAGGTAGAAATTTCTTTTCAGACCTTTATAGAGGATATAATAATGACCCTTGTAAAGAAAATTTATTCATGTTAGCTAAATATATGATTAATATGGCTAGTACAGAATCACTAGCTGGTGTTCCTTATATAAAGATGGACACAGTATTATTTACTGACCATAGTAGAACTCTTGATGAATCAGTATTTCATAATTTAAATCAATATGTAAAATATTTGAAAATAAAACCTGTTGATTGGACATTTAAAAATGGTTTTTTAAGCATTGTAGATAATGAAAAGTTTGAAAGAAATCTATATGAATTAGTTATGAACTCAATAGATGAATTAAACATGGAAGAAACTAATACTACTTGGTTAATTAATAATATTAAATGTAGAAAAGACAATTTAGGTAACTATTATTCAATAAGACAAGATTTTGATAATGATTACATACAAACTTATATAAGAGATCAGAATACAAATAATACTTTTTATTTTAAAGGCAGTAAGTTTCCAATCTCTTTGAGTAAAGAAACATTTATTAATGAAGATAATTTTTATTTAAATCAAAAAATTAAAAAGCATGCAAAACAATATATTGAAAGACAAATTAATGAAAAAAAGCTTACCTCTTATTTCAAATCAAGAAGTAATAGAAGTAAGATTGAACAAGACAATAATGTCAAAAATAAAATACTTGTGCAATAAAATTTCACAGGTTGAATGGTCAGGAGTATTATTTTACTCCTTGAAAGGCAATATAAAAAATCCTTCTAAGATGGTTTGTGTAATAGAAGATATTCTACCTATGGATATGGGTTCAGCAGCATATACTGAATACTCATTTGATGATAGAGTAGTTACTTTTTTGCAAGAAGAAGAGGAGAGATTTGATTGGCATATAGGTCACATACATTCTCACAATAATATGAAAACATTTTTTTCAGGAACTGATATGTCAGAATTAAATGACAATTCTGAAAATCACAATTTCTATTTATCTCTTATTGTGAATAATGCAATGGATCTTACAGCTAAGGTAGCTCAAAGAATCAAGTTAAAAGATATTTCATTTCTTGCTAATGATAGAGATGGCAATACATATTCTAAGAAACTAGCTAATGATAAAGAAGTTCTTATGATATATGATTGTAACATTAAAATCCCTAAAAGTGAATTGTTAGAAAACTCTTTCATAAGATCTGTTGATAAAATAATCAAAGATAATGAAGAGGCTAACAAGAAAATGAAATCTAATAATAATTTAGCATGGGATTTTAATGAAAATGTAGATTTAGAATTTGATTTTACAGATGATATAGAGATTGAGAATGCACTTGTGTATTGCTTAAGAAAAGGAGTAACTTTTAGAGATGATACATTAGAAGATTGTCTTGATGACATTTTTGAATTTAAAAACTGGGATGATTATGATGATATTGAATATTATTTGAAAAGATATTGTTTGAAAACAAGCAATCTTTATAATTCAACTGATTATGATAAATTGTTAAATCAAATGATTTATAAATTAAATGAATTTGTAATTGTATATCCAGAAATTAAAAACATTTTAAAACATTTTAAACATGAGTCAGAGATTTGATAGATTTAAAGATGCAGAATGGTTTGGTGATAGAACTGTTCTTATAGGTGGGTGTGGTGGAATAGGCTCTTGGTTGAGTCTATTTCTATCTAGGGCAGGATTTACTCAAGTTATATATGATGATGACAAAGTAGAAGAACATAATATTGGTGGACAACTGTATGGTATCAAAAATGTTGGTAAAACAAAAGTAGATTCTATGGTTGAAATTATTCATCAGTTTACTGGAGATAATAAAGTGCATGTGTTTTGTGAGAGAATGGATAAAACATCTCCTACTAATAATTATGTATTTTCTGCTTTTGATAATATGAAAGCTAGAAAAGAGTTATTTCACAACTGGCTTGAGTCACATGGTAAGAGTAATGATGCTATATTTATAGATGGTAGATTAGCAGCAGAAAGTTTGCAAGTATATACTGTAAAAGGAAATGATTCTGATTCTATTAAAAATTATGGAGAATCTCTTTTTGATGATTCTGAAGTAGAAGAAGAACCATGTACTTTGAAGCAAACTACTCATATGGCTGCAATGATAGCATCTATAATGACAGGTTTTTTTACAAATTATATTGTTAATGTGAATGAAAAGGAAGAAGTTAGACAAGTACCTAACTTTCATTCTTATTATTTACCAAACCATTATTACAATGCAATCAATAGCACAAATTTTAAGTAATTTTGTAGAACCAAGATACTATGGAGATATATATAGCATTTCAAGAGTAAATATTTATGGATGTTCTTTTACTTCCAAGTTTATTCCTGTATTTGCAATGTTTAAAAGTTCAGGTAGTTTATTCTTGGAAGGTAAAGAAATTATTTATCATCATTTATATGCAGATAACAGAGAACCTCTTAAAAAGTCTTACAATATTATGTATAGTACTTTTTGTTATGGTATGAAAGCTAAATCATATAGAAATAAAGATGGTATAATTTTAATTAGAAAAGGTCTTGTTACAGATGAAAATTTTAATATTAAGATGGTTTTATGTTTTAAAGATTTTAAAAACATAGACAAGAATAATGTAACTATTAAAGACTTTATCTTAATTGTTAACAAACAGTATTTTAATTCTTTATTGTTTAAAAATTTTAATAAAAAAAACTGTTTTGAAGATATAGATATGTTGTTAACAGATAATGTAGAGGAGTATTGTTTTAAATCTCCTAAAATTATTCCTAAATTTAAAGATATTGCTATAATGCAAGAATATTTAAATGATGTAAATAAATTATTATTATGACAGAAAAGAAAAAGAAGAAGAATTTAGGAAAGATTAACAGAAGAAAAGGGCATAATGCTGAAAGGCATTATGCTAATTGGTTTAAACAGTTAGGTTATAAATTATGCCAAACTTCTAGATATGGAAGTAGGTTATATGATGATTGTGGAATAGATTTAATAAATATTCCATTTCTAGTACAAGTGAAAGCAGGTAAGCAAAAAAATTTAAATATTATATCTGAATTAAAGAATATAAAAGAAAAAGTTGCAGAAAACTTTCCAAAAGAATCTAGAGAACAAGAATTACCTAAAATGTTAATCCACAGAAAGGATGTAGGCAGAGGTAGGAAGAGAACTTCTTATGATGACATTATTACAATGACTGCTGAAGATTTTAAAATATTAATTAAATTAATTTCCAATGATAGTTAGAACTTCAAGAAAAATAGAAATGGATTACAGGCTTGATGAGGCTGTATCTCAGTCTAAGTTAAAATATCTTTTAAGAGGTGTTTCAATATATAATACTGTTGAAGAAGATGATTCTGATGAATACTATTCTGAGAAAGCACATTTTATTATAGGATCTGCAGTAGATACTTTGATAACTATGGGTGAAGATACATTCAAAAAAGAATATTATATTTCTCAACTTGAAAAAAAGCCAGGTAAAACAATAATGTCAATTATTGTAGAAACATTTGATTTTCAGATGGCAGCTTCTCATGGTAATTTAGATTATGAATCTTTTACTTCTGACAGAGTAAAAAGATCTATCATGATGGCTGTAAATAATCATCAATGGCAAAAAAGATGGAATGATGATACTAGGTATAATAAAATTATATCTTTAGGGCAAGAATATTGGGATTCTCTAATAGATGCACAGGGTAAAAAAGTTTTAAGCAATGAACAGTATATAACTGTTATTCATGTGTACCAGTCATTAATGGCTAGTCCATTTACTGCTCACTATTTTGAAGATGCAGAACATTTAGAGTTGTATTTCCAGTTACCAGTATATTTTCAATATAATGGTGTAAGCTGTAAAGGTTTATTAGATCTTGTTATTGTAGATCATGCTAAGGGGAAGATATATCCTATAGATATTAAAACTATGGGAGATTATACTATTAGATTCCCTTATTCTTTTTATAAAAGAAGGTATGATTTTCAAGCAGCATTTTATACACAAGGATTGATGAATTCTAATTTCAACAAATGGTGTTATGACATTGAAAACTTTAAGTTTATAGTAGAATCTACTATAAATCCAGGCACTCCTTTAGTGTTTACTTGTACTCATGAATTACTTCTGAAGAAAGGTAAATTTGGAATTCCTGATAAAAGAGTTGGAGATGTTGTAATAAGAGGTTGTAGAGGATTTCATCAAGCTATTGAAATATACAAGTGGCATTTGAAAAATGGTTTTGAATTAGATAGAATAGTTTCTATTAATGAAGGTAACTTATTATTGGGCATAGAAGGAATAATAGATGAAAATACAAGTAAATAATATTTATATGAATAAAACATGGAAATATTTATTTCCCATGTTAAAAGATTACAATGATGATGTGTTAATGGCTTTATTAAATTCATTGCACATCTCAGCAACAGGTATTGGAGATTTTCTCATAGAGAAAAATTTAGAACAGCATATTTTTATACTTATAAATCAAAGAAGTAATCCAAGACTATTTAGTAATTTAATTAATTACATAATAGATAAAGATTTTTTTGAAGATGACTATGTATTTGATAATATAGCAACAGGTTGTTTACATATGGTAATTTTAAAGTTACCTAAAAATGTTGTGCCTACTTTTTTTGATGGAAGATATTCTCATTTATATACTTATACAGAAAGAAAGAAGTTTTTTAGGAGAGAAGATAAAGCTTATAGTGTTATTAACAAACATTATAACTATAAACTTGAATTTATAAATCAACTGAAAGAAGAATTTGGAACTGTATTAGAAATAGATGAGATAGGAAATAGAGAATTAGATTTGCCTCCAAAGAAAGAAGAAGAAATATTTAATTATAAGAAAGAGCCTGAGTAGGCTCTTTCTTAACAATAATACAAATAAACAATTATGAAAGCTATTAATAAAAGTACATGTTTAAAACAAGAAATAAAAATTTCTGTAGATAAATTTGATAATGAAAATAATATTATCAATTCTTCAGAAGATATTTGTGATTATTTTAGAAATATCATTCCTGTAGATATTAATACACAGGAATGTTTTATTATTATTTATTTAGATAAGAAAAGTGATGTTATAGGTTATAATGTAAATTCAATAGGTGGAATTGATCAATCAATTGTTGATGTAAGATTAATTTTTGCTGTTGCATTAAAATGTTTAGCAAGTGCTATAATATGTATTCACAATCATCCATCAGGTAATTTAAAACCTAGTAAAAGTGATGTTCAAGTAGAAAAACAAATTAAGAAAATTGCTGATTATCATAGCATTTCTTGTCTTGATTTTTTAATTGTAACAGAAAATGGGGATTACTCTTTTGAAGCAAATAAATAATTATGAATAAAAAAGAATGGAAAAGAATTTATAACACTATGGTTGAATGTAAACTGAAAGGTGCTTTTATTTCTCCTAAAGGATTAATATATAAGACTCATCAAAAAGATTCAGTTTATTATTCAATCAAACAAATAAAAAACAAATTATGAATAACCTATTTGGAAAGTATCATTGTTTAAAAAATAAAATAAATAAAAATACTGGGTATGAAAATTGTTTATACAAACCAACAGTAGAAGAAAGATATTATATATATGGAATAATGAAAAAAAATGGCCATCACAATAATATTTGGACTTTGCTAAAAGATGGTGATAAATTAACAGTTACACCAGGTTATAATGTATCTGCTACAAGAGTAGGACATTTTGTAACTTTAGAAAATAGAAAAAAGATATTAGATGAAAATAATGAATTTGAACTAACAGTTGATGAAAATATGATTTCTTTAATTTCAGATGAAACACTTAATAAATAAGATATGGGAAAAATGAAAAAAATATTTATGGAAAAAAGAGAAAAAGAATTAGAAGAAGATTTTCTTAAAGATCAATATAAATCTAATATATTATTTACTAGTACTGAGCATGATATATTAATAAATTTGATTGATAAAAAAATAAAAGAACTTTATGCATACCCTATGCTTTTATCTGAATTAGAGAATCTTAAAATAAAAATAAATTTAAATACAAAATAACTTTTTATTATTATTTTATTTACCTATATTAGTAAAAGGTAAATAAAAGTTTTAAATTTTGTATAATAAGTTTTGATTTAAAAGGGTAGATTTTATCTACCCTTTTTTTTTATACTATTTCTAATATAACTGATAATGAAAGTATAATTAATTACTAATTAACTTTAAAGGTGCTAATAGCACCTTTTTTTTAAATTAAAAATAATGTCAGGTAAAAAAAAGAAAATATATATATTTACTAAAATAGTAAAGAGATCAAATTCAGAATACACAATATCTTTACAGAAAAAATTTAAAGATGTTACTGAAGCAATTTCTTATGCTAAAGATAATAATTATACTATCATTGATAATGTAGGTAAGGTTATTAATAAAAATTGAGAATATGGAAAACAATGAAAACAATATAAAAATTGCAGAATCATGGGATGAACTAATTCCTGTATTAAAGAAGTGTTTAAAAGGTAAAAAAGAAAATATTTTTGCTGATGCTTTAAATACAATGAATAAAAAAATAGTTCATAAAGCAATAATAGATTTTATGAAAACTGAAAAACTGAAAATATGAGTAAAGAAGAAATAATAACTAAGATATGGGTAAATAATAACTGGAAAAATGTAGACCCAAATAAACCTCCTATTAGTTCTAGAGAACTAGATTCTTTTCTATTTTATAACAATGCTCCAAAATGTTTTATGAAAACTAATGGTTATTGGTTTAAAATTAAAAAAGATGCTACTTTAATAAAAGTAGGTAGAGTTTTATATACATTATCATTACAAGATTGGTTAAAAATTTCATTAAAAAATGAGTAAAGAAGAAATAATAAAAGGTTTAATGATAAAATTAGCTGATGAAAATATTAATGTCACAGCTTTAGCTAAAAGAGTTGGTTATAAAAATTATAAAAAATTTGAAAAAGCTTTAGAAAAAGCATTTGAAATTATTGAAAACTGAAAAACTGTAAATATGAAAACTGAATTTAATCCAGGTGATACTATCACTTGGGAAATCAAAAAGAAAAGTAAATTAACAAACCTAATCCTATTAGCATTAATAGGATTATTTATTTATTGGTTTAGTATAGGATTTAAAGATAAAAATTATCCAATACTTGATCCATGTGAAACTGTCTATGAAGAAATACCTCAACTAATTTTTGTTGATAAATCTGATACTGTTGTCACTAAAAAATATGACAATATAGGATTACCAACTTTTAGAAAATGGCTTACAAGTAATGAATGGAAAGGTAAGCATTTAAAAGATTCTTGTTCCAAAATGAAAAAATCATTTTCAAATTGGAAAGAAAATCATAAAAGAAGGTTTTTAAAAGAATGGAAAATTTGTGCTATTGAAGAAAGTAAAGTTTCAGGAATTCCTGCTGGCATTATAGTGGCACAAGCAATGCTTGAGTCTAATTGGGGAATCTCTAGATTAGCTATAGAAGCTAATAATTTCTTTGGACACAAATACAAAAACAAAAGAAGCAATAAATATATAATTGCTGCTGATGATTCTCCTACAGATAAATTCACAGTCTATAAAAGTAGGTGGTGGTGTGTCAGAAAACATTCTAATATATTAAATGGCAGGTATGCTAAAAGGCTCAAAGGAAAAACACTTGAACATTGGTTAGAGGCCCTTTGTGGGGGAGTTACTGTACAAGAAAGTAAAGATTTTGTCAAAAGTGGTGGTAAAGTTTATGCTACTAGTTGTATGACTAAACCTTGCTATGCAGAAAAACTTTTAAAAATAATTCTTGATTATAAATTATATAATCAAGAAATTATTTAAATTTAAGCTGTAAAAATAAAACACTTTATATATTTGAAAAAAATCTAATTATGAAACAGACAAAAACTTACCATGAAATCACTCAAAAATTGAGAGATTTTTTTTTATCTAAAGGATTCATTGAAGTGCCTTCTCAAAGTAGAAAATCTATATTAGCTGCTTGTGAGAACCCACATTCTGTAGCAACATTTAAGTATGATAACTTAGTATGGCCTTTGCCACAAACTGGTCAAATGTGGTTGGAATATGAATTGTTAAAAAATCCTGATTGGAAAGGATGTTTCTGTGTATCAACTTCTTATAGAGATGAAAAAGAACCAATTCCTGGTAGACATGAAAAGATTTTTCCAATGTTTGAGTTTGAATCAAAAGGTGATTTTGAAGCTTTAAAGAAGTTAAACATTGAAATGGCAGAGTATTTAGGATTTGATACACCAGTACAAATTGATTATGATGAAACTTGTGAGAAATATGGTGGTGTTGAAATTCTTGAAGATGAGCATGAATCAAAAATGTGGAAAGAATTAGGACATTCTATATCACTAGAAACTTTCCCTATTAGAACTTCACCATTTTGGAATATGAAATATATTGGAGATGGTAAGTTTAACAAATGTGACATTATTCTATTTGGACAAGAAACATTTGGAACAGCAGAAAGAAGTTGTGATGCAAAGGAAATGAGAGACTTCTTTTATTCTATCATGGAAGGAACTTACTGTGAAAAATTATTTGAACTGTTTGGTAAAGAAAGAGTAGAAGCTGAATTAGAAGAATTTTTAGCTAATGATTTCTTTCCAAGATTTGGAGGGGGCATTGGTTTAACAAGATTAGGGAGAGCATGGGAAATGCTTTCAGAAATTAAACATGAACTAGTATAAAAACTTAAATTATGAAAATAAAAAGATTGTTATTGTTTTTATTAATATTAGCAATCTTTTTGTTATTTTCACATAAGATGTTTTTATATTTTATAATTATATACTTAATTATATGGGTTATTATAAATGCCTATAAAACAAACTATAAATAATGATAATTACAATTAAAAAAGTAATAGACAATATAGAAATACCTAGATATGCAACAGAAGGTTCAGCAGGGTTTGATCTAAAAGCAATGAGAGTTATTGCTTTATATTCAGGAACTAAAAAAATAGATCTTGCTGAGAAAATGAATAAAACAATAAGTGAAGGCAAAATTACACTTAGACCTAATGAAAGAGCATTATTTGGAACTGGTTTAGCATTTGAAATACCAGAAGGTTTTCAGATGGAAATCAGAGATAAAAGTGGAATATCACTTAAAAAAGGCTTAAAAGTCTTTAATGCTCCAGGCACTATTGATAGTGATTATAGAGGAGAAGTTGGAATTATTTTATATAATTCTACTCCTTATCTTGCTACAGTCAACTTGGGAGAATATATTGCACAAGCTGTAATAACTCCTTATTTTAAAGTTGATTTTGTAGAAGCTGTTAAAACTACTGCTACTGAAAGAGGTAGTGGTGGCTATGGCAGTACAGGACTAAAATAATTTCCGTTTTCATATTGTTTTGATTAGGGTAAGTAAGTCTTAACAGGCTTACTTACTTTTTTCCATTACCTACTAGGATATTTTTTCAAAAGATATGCACTTATTTGATTTTTTATCTTTTTTCTTTCTTGAGCAGTACTTCTTCTATTTTTTCTTTCTTCAAATTTTGTAATTAGTTTATCAACCAGTTCTCCTTTTTCAGTAGCTCTTTTTTGTTTATTTTCTCTTTTTCTTGTTTGTTCTTCAGTTTCATCATAATATTTTAATTTTTTTGAAAAACTTTTTGGATTAAATATTCTTTCTGTTTGACTTCTTAATCCTAAACCAAAGGGTTCTCCTTTAACAACATCTTTAAGTATTCCTGGAAGAAAAGTTTTACTTATAGCTACTCCAAGTTTACTTTCCCCGCGATATATACCTGTAGTATATATATCATTTCCCATAGACCACTCTGTATATGCATCTCCTATTTTTCCAATATCCTTAATAGTTTTCCAAGCTGCAGGAACTGCAGCTTCACCTAAAGCTGTAATATTTGCATTATATTGAGTTATAGTTTGAAGAGAAGCATCTATTTTATTCATTAAAAGATTATAAGCTTGTCTATCTGGATCATCTTCATCATCATCTTCACCCCAAAATGTAGCATGAACCATTATCATCATTGCTATTTTTTGTAATGCTAATGCTAATTCTGTCATATTAGCACTCATATTTTTAGCATCTCTTTCAGTAAAAGTTTCACTTATTCTTGATTCATAATTTCTAGAACCAAATTTTGAAACAAGATTTGAATCAACTTTTGCTATTGAAAGTATTCTTTGAATAGGCATTCCAATAGATTTTTGTAATAATATCATACTAGAATATGCTAAATCTTGAATGTAACCAAATGGACCACTAAATGCTACTGGTTTTTTTTGTCCATGTTTTTGCATCCACTTATTACTTATAGTATTAGTCCATAAAATTGATCCCCCAAGTCCAGCCATTGCTGCTGCACCTACACCTCCTGTCATAAATCCTAAACTACCAAAAAATAAAGCTGATGATGGTGCTGTAAAACTATGATATCTACCTTTATATCCTTTTATACCTCCTAATAAATTATCTTGAGGTACTGCAAATCTTGAATATAAAGCATTTGGTAACCAAGTTTTAAACATACTAAATGCTCTACCTATAACATTATCTTTTATAAGCATTCCCCTATTAGTATTATAGTTACCATGTGCTTGGTTAATAGCAGATTCTACTCTAGTTTTAAAAGTTCTAAACTCTATGGTATTCATATTTTCCCATGAGTTAATATTATCAGCTGTATTATAAGGAGGTCTTAAATTACCTTTTTCATCCATAGCATCCCATACTGATGTTTCATTTTCTCCATTTACATCTGTTATTTTTTGTTCTAATAACATTGAAACAAATACTGGAGATTGAATAACATACTCAGTTCTCCTATTTAATTCCATTGGATGTAAATTATCTAATATAGTTGAAAATTCAGATACATCAGATGATTTTTGAAGCTCATTAGCTGAATCTTGTAAGATATCAACTTTCTTCATTAATTTTTTTAATTTATTACCATCTTTCCAAAATTGTGGACTTTGAGTGGCAAATGTTCTAGTTACAATACCTTTTGCTCTCCAATAATTTGCTTCAGAAAAATAATCACCTTGTGCAGCAAGAATTAAATTAGAAGCTTCTCCTTCAGTATAATTAGTTATAGAAGATGAAACATTCCAACCTAAATTTTTAGTCCTTATTGCTGAAAGAAGTCCATCTATTGTACTAGTTATTGTCCATTGTCTACCTAATGAATTTATTTTATCTTTATATTCTTTTATTTTTTTAGGATCTTTTTCATCTGAAACTAATTTTGTAAGAGTTTCTTTTAATCTTTTTTCTTCTTGATTTAGTATTCTGTTAAATGTAGTTTTATCTCCATTTATTACTGCTTGTGTTTTTTGTAACCAATTTTTAGCAGATTTTTTATCATCACCAGTAAATTCATCAGTAAGATCAATACTTGCTTCTCTATCAAAATTTAATAATACTACCCTATTATACCAATTTTGATATCTTGCTTTTGCATTTTTTCTTTCATCATCACTATTACTTTGTCTACCAGCAACTTTAGTTAATGAAGCATCTTTAATAGAATCATAATGAGATTTTAATAAATCTATAATAGGCTTACTATTAACTCTTGATCTATATTTAGCTCCTAATTCAGAATACATTTTTAATACTCTAGGTAAATCAAAAGATTTATTTTCAGCAATTTTGTGTTGAGCTGCTGATTTAAAAAATACTTTAGGTGAAAATGATTCTGGTAATTTTGATTTAACTTTACTAAGTTCACCATTAGTTAAATTTAAATTATGTGCTAAAACTTCTAATGCAGTATCTTTTACTGAACTAAGTGCTATTTTTCCTGATGGCAATTTATCACCATTTCTTTCATATTCTTTTTTAAATAGCTCATATTCTGCATTTGCTATATTATTTATAGTAGTTAAATTTTGAGATAAAAATGAAGAGTTTACTTCATAATTAGTTTTACCTGTTATATAATTTATTTTAGCATGATTTATTTGATTTTCTATACCTACTGTAAAAATTTCTCCTAAATTTCGCCACATTGTTGTAGCACCTTTTAAAAATTTATCAAGAGGTCCAACAGATTCTGCTGTTATTTCATTAAATGCTTTTTTAAATGCAGGTATAGAATTTACATTTAATTTATCTTGTATTTCAACAGGAAAACCTTCTTTAACTTCTTTAAGAATACTCATCATTTCTGTATAAAAATTATACAAATTTGTATTTCCATCAATTTTGTTAAAATTAGCATCATAATAATCAGTTTTATTATCTGTATCTGATACTACATATTTTTTATTTTTTGTAGAAAGTTTTGCAGTATTTTTTCTAGGAATACTAATATTATATTCCATTCTAGGTAACATATCTATACCAAAAGTATTACCTACAGAATTTGAATATTCAATTGCAATGAATGGTGAATTTTGTATGAGATATTTATCATACTCTTTTTTATTATCTTTTAATTCTTTTTTTATTACTTCAGCATTTAATAAGAATTTTTTTACTAATCTTTTTTGTTTAGCTATTTCTTCTTTATAACCATTTTCACCAAGATTATCTTTTAATTCTTTTATATGTGCATCAATTTGTTCTTGAGTTGCACCACTTTCAAATAAAGGATTATTTTTAAATTCTTCAATTATTTCAGGAATTAAACTAGGATTAATTTGAATAGTATTTTTTAAATACCATTTTTTTCTTTCTTCTAAAGCTTTATTTAAAGCTTTTTGTCTTTGAGCTGGGTTAACTATATTTCTAGCTTCAGTAATTTTATAATCAAAATCATCTTCCATGACATTTCTATCATTAAAGAATTTAGTAGCATATCTATATATAAGATCACCAGTATTATTTCCAAATTCATCTATTTGTTTAAATATGTCCCAGCTTTTAATTTTTTTATTAAAAAATATTCCTCCTGAAGAAGCATCACCTAAACCTTCTTTAGCTTTTTCAGAAAGTTTTTCAATTCTTTCAACTTGTTTTCTTGATATTGCTAATTCTTTATTTTCATCATCTTGTAATATAGCTAAAGATACATCAGGTAATACTGCATCTTCAGAAAAAATACCCATAGTAATATCCATTACAAATTTATCAACCCAATTAATATCTATTAAACTTTTAGTTATATCTTCATAACTAAATTCCTGATCTTTTATATTTTTAAATTGGCTATTTTCATTTACTATTTTTGTTACTCTTTCTTGTTCAAGTGCAGCTATTTTATTTTGATATACATTAGCTTTGAGATATAATTCATTATATAAATCTTTTTCAACTTTATCAATTTCATTATATAATTCAGAAGTAGAAAAATTTTCACCATATATAGAATGAGTTTTACCTTTTTCCATATTCATTCCATGATAGAAATCTACAATTTGATTAATTTCAATTAACTCAGAAGCAGTTCTTGTTCCTGGTTTATTCATTAAATAATCAAGCCTTTGAAAATCAGCTTCTGCAACAGACTTTAATGATTTTAAAGTTTTATTTTCTGTAAGCTCTTGAAGTTCATTTTCTATATCAGATAATGTTTTATTTAATCTTAATTCTACTTTTACAGCAGTTTGTAATAAATCTTTAAATCTTTGTTTTTGTTCAGGAGAACTTGCTTTAGCAGACTCTATTTGTTTTTTAGAATTTTTAATTTTAGCTATTCTATTTCTAACTATATTTTTTTGTCTAATTTTATATTGTATTAAATTAGAATGACCATCTCTTGTAGCAAGAGTTACATTTTCATAAAATTCATCTGGATTGTTAACATTAAAATTTATTTTTTCAAATTCAGGATTAACACTTAATAAAGGTTTTATATCACCTAAACTTTCTACAGTATAAACACCATCTTCTACTATACTACTATTTACATATACAGGTTCATTGTTTGGAAATTTTGTAAATTTAAGTTTAGAATTATCTGTATTATTCTTATCTAAATATAAAAGAAGAGGTTCACCATTTACATCTACAGCTTTAGAATCACCAAACCAATCTATAAAATCATCAGTATAAGTTGTCATCCATGCATTTAAAGCTGCATTTTTATTACCTAATAGTTTATTTAAATCTGAAAATAATTCAGATTCTTTACCATTAGCAGCACTAACTTTTTCTATTTCGTTAGTCTTTTTATTTGTTACAAAACATGCTTTAGCCATTACCTACAGTTATTTTCTGATTTATCAATAAGATTTTCTATTTGTTTTTTATTACCTGCTTCCATTACAGCTGCTTCTATTCTATTTTGTGCATCATAATATCCCCATTCTCCTTCCAATCTCCCTTTAATAATATCACCAGCTAGTGTTTTATTATCTGTATCATTGCTTTCATATAATTGAACTAAGTTATTTATTTCTTCTTCTGAAAATTGATTATTTATATCTAATTTTTTAATAATTTTTTCAAAATCAAAAGGAATTATATCTTGACTAACTATAACACCATATCCTGTTGTTGAAGCATTAGAAAAAGCTTCACGATATTCTTTTTCAGATATTTCTTCAACTTTACCATAATCTTCAAGACCATATTGATTATTTTCATAATATTTATTATCTGAAGTTTTAAAATAATTTTGATATCGATTATCACTACCAAATTTTTCTACAACACTTTTTAAAGGAATCTTAACTCTTATTGTAAGATTTTGCATTTCTGGTGGAAATAATTCAAAAATTGTAGCCATATTATTACCAAGACTAAATAATTCTAATTGATTTATAGGATTATTAATAATTGTTTTAATTTCATCAGAAATTTTATTTTGTTTAATTATATCACTTTCAATTCCATAATATGTTTCACGATCTCCATATCCCTCCATTTTCCATTCTAAATCCATAAATTTATCTGTCAAATTATTTAATGATTCAATAACTGATGAATCATCAATTGATGGAGAAAATAAAGTTAATTGTTCTCCACCATTTTTCTTATCTTTTTTTAATTCAGTTAATTCATTTTCTAAAATTTTAATTTCAGATTTTAATGCTACCATTTCTGAATTTTTAACATCTCCTCTAAGTTGTTTATATTTCTTTTTACCTGTTAATAATATTTCAATTATTTCATCTCTAATTTCCATTTCTGATAAAACAACACCTGCTTTTTCTGCAGGAATCATCATATCTTCTGCAGCTCTTTCAACACTAACTCCCTTTTTACCTATAAAAGAAGGGTTAATATCTTTTTTAGAACCTATTTTTCCACCTGTTTCTTTTTGTGCTGAATCAGGAGTTATTTTAGGTAAATTATCTAAAATAAATAAATAAGGATTAGTATCAAGCATTTCTGATTCCATTTGCAATTGATTTAATTCCCTTTCTTTTATTGCTATTTCTTGCTCTTTATTTTCTATTTGTTCATCAATTTGCAATTTAGATTGTATGATAGGTTTTCCTGCATAAAGATTTCTTAAATCTTGACCAGGCTCTCTTAATTCTTCAACAACTTTATTTCTAGATATAACTAATGCTTTATTATTATCTATCATAAATACATCATTACCTGCATAGGTTGTAATGTTATTTTTTTGTAGATCATTATCAGAAAAGAATCTTTTATTATATTCTGATTTATCATATTGATATAAATAATTAGCTACACCTTTTGCTATTTGTAATTCATCAGTTATTTCTTCTTGAGAAGAATTAAATAATTTTGGATTAGTATTAACATCTTTTATTGTATATGGTAATTTACCAATTGTAATATTAAATTCATCTTTTTTAGTATCTAATAAATTATTAACATCATTAATAACTTTATCAGCATCATTAATATCAGGTTGTATAGAAGTAATTTTTTTCTTAGTTTGTATTTCTGCTATTTGGAATAAAGAATCAAATGCAGCAGATAAAACATCTACATTTTCTGCATCTAAATTAAGACTTGTTTTTACATTATTTACTAAATCAATTAATACTTTTTTAATTCTTTGTAGAACAGATTCACCAGAATTTTTATATCCCATTTTATCTAACTCTGCTCTAAAATTATCATTTGATAATAAAGATAAAAACTCTTTAAGATTAGTAAGACCATAAGCAGTATATTCATTATTACTAAGTCCTTCAAAATTATCTCTTTTAACTATAGTAGATGCAATTACTCCTGGATTGTCTTTTTCAAATTTACCTCTTGCATAATTGAATACAGTTACTAAATCTCTAACTGGTTTAGGAATATCAGGAACACTTTTTAAATTAGCTCTACCATCTTGTTCTATTTCTACATATTTCTCTAAGGTAGTTTCAGTTACAGCATGTATTAATTCATGAATTAATTTTTCAGCAACTGTACTTTCATCATTTGTATTTAAAAATTTTGAATCAATATAAATAGTATTATTAAGATAAGCTCCAGCTGCTTTATATTTAGTTAAATCTCTAACTACTAATTTAATATCATCAGGTAATATTTGATTTAATGTTTCAGCAAGATAAGATAAATTACCTAAATCAGCATTAACTATAGAGTCTATACTTTTTTGTAAATTTCCATCTTTAATATGATTTTTAGTATTAACAGCAGAAGATTCTTCTATAGAATCTGAAGAACTCTCCATACCAGCATATTTATCTTCTATTCCCTTTTCTATTAAATCATTTTTTTCTTCTTTTGATTTAAGAATTGTAACTATAGAATCATTACTAGTATTTATATCATATTCATTAGTACCAAAAGTACTTAATTTATCAGCTCTTTTCCACTTATTAGGACCTATTCTATAAAATGGATATCTTTCTCCTTCAACTTTAAACTTATACATTCCAGCATAATATTCAAGTTCTGCTTTATTTTTAGAATTTGCTAATGGGAAACTTATTGTTTGATCTTTAGAATTATATTTTGGTTTTCTAGGAGGAGATTGTAACTCATTAGTATTATGTTGAAAATATTGAATTTGCCATCTAGATGGATATTCATTTTTATTTTCATCAGATGCAATAGGTTGCACCATACTATTTAAATCACTATTTTCATTATAAGCAACACTATCATATCCAGTTGCTAATAAATATGATACAGGGATAAATTTAGAAAATTGTATAGCTTCTTGTACACCACCTTCTAATAAAGAATAATTTACAAGATCTTGTGCTAACATTCTTGTAGTATATGGTTTTCCATTAAATGGAGGTAATGGTAAATTTCTTTGAATTAAAGTAGGAATAGAATTATATAATCTTGTTTTATCTAAATCTTGACTTGTTGCATTATTATATTTAATTAATGATAATCCATTATCATTATCTATTTCATACTCAAATGATTTAATCAATGGATTTTTTAATACCATTGCTTTTACAATCATATCATCAGAACCATTTAAAGAATTTAAATATTTAGCTAATGATTCACCATCTTTTTCAGTAAATGATCTTTGTCTTTCATCAAATACATTGTCTGTACTAAATAATGATAAATTACTACTGTTAATTAATTTAGTAAATTCTTTTTTAGTTTTTTGATTAGCTTCAATTACTTGTAATTCATTAGTAGAATCTATATTCCTTAAACTTGCTATTTGACTAAGAGCATTACTTAAATTTCCTTGATCATATGGAAAATGTTGTTGCCATAATTCATGAGCAGAATACACAGAATTAGCTATCATTTTACCTGCTATAGTAGTTGGAGTAAATGTTAATACTGTTCCTTCTCTTTCTAAAATTACAACATCACCTTCTTCAGCTTGAGATTTCTCTGAAACTTTTCCAAATAATTTTAAAAATGGAGAATAAACTTCTTTTGATTTTCTTACATCTGCTCCAGCAATTTTAGATAAACTTGGATCTTCTAAAAATAAAGATTCAAATTTTTGTTTTTTAGCTATAACATCAAAGAAAGATTTACCTAAACCTTGTGAATCTATATTTAATAAAGATTGTACTTTTCTTAATTGTTTTCCTTGAGTATTATAGTCTAAAAATCTTTCTAAAATTAAATATTGTGTTTTAGGATCATTGCCTTTATTTTGAATTTGTTGCTGTAAAACACTTCCATTTATTTCTTTAAATTCATTATCAATAGCTCTTTTAATAAGTGCAGCATCTTCTGGCATTAAAGCATTTTTTAAATCAAATTGTGATAATATTAATAATGTATCTGAATCATCTCCAATATATTTATCATAAACTATCTTTAAAGCTTCTGCTTGTTTATCTTCAACATAAGGAGCTATAATTGAATTTAAGTTTATTAAAGTGTTTACATAATCTCTAATAATAGGTTGATTTAAAAATAATCCAACTATAGAATTACCATTTTCATCTTTATCAAATCCCATTAAAGTCATTACTTTATCTACATCAAATGTTTCTTTATTTAAAAACAATTTTTCTAATGCCTGTTCTTTAGCATTATCTGTAGCTAAGTTTTGTCTTGCTGTTAATACATCAGAAATATCTCTTTGATTTGGTCCTGCTGTTTTTAAATCACCATAAAATTTATTAGATGTAATACTTCCAAAAGAATTTTGTGAAGTTGCAATAGAATTTTGATTTAATAAAGAATGGAATACCACATCTATTGAATATGCACCAATACCTACTTTACCAGATGCACCAAGTTTTACTAAATTTTTCTGATAACTATCAGATAACATAGTAAATGATTCTCCAGTATTAATATCATCAGCATTTGCAAAAGTAACTAAATCATCTATTTTTTGAGCTTGTCCTTTTTCCCATTCCATAGATAATGCTTTACTTATCTTGGATTGCATTTTAGGATTAGATAATACAGAAGAATGTATTTTAACAATATTATTTTTATATATTTTTTTAAGTCTATCCTTTAACTCTTTTATCCTTTCAGGACTTTTTGGAGTTTTTGAATCTAACTCACTTTGTATTTTTTCTACATTATCAGAAATTACTTTTATATTACCATTTTTATCTACATAATGATATAGACTGTAATTAGTTTGTTTATCAATATCAAAATCAAGACCTACTTGAGTAAGAGTATTTCTAGGAACAACCATTAAATCACCAGCTTTAGGTGGTAAAAATCCTACAATTTCTACATCTAACATAGATTGGTGTGATGAAGTAGGAGTTCTAAAAGATATATTAGATAATAATTCTTTATCAAATTTATCTTTTTTAAGCACATATTTATCATTTTTTAATTCTACATATCCATCAAATAAATCTATTAAATTACCTTTACTATCTTTAAATCTAGAAGGAAGATAAACTTGTGTTTTATGAACTATAGAACCATCTTTATTTATTTGAATTCCTTTTAAATCTCCATCAAAATTTTCATCTAAATAAATAATTTGATTCTCAATATCTTCTGAAACTTCAGTTACTTGTTTATAACCTTCTGGAGAAGATACTACAAAAGTATTTCCTGGAAATTTTAATTTAGCTATTCTATTTGAAACTACAGAGTTAAGTAATGCTTCTAAATTATTAGAACTTGGAGATAGCCATAATGGTAATTTAAATTGATATCCTGTTATTTTTCCACTACCATCTTTTGCATAAGTGTAATCTATTTCTAAAGAATCAACAACCTGTTGTTCATAATTTCTTTCTTCAGCTTCCTCTTTTAATAATTTTTTTAATTTATTAGCAGTTTTTTCAATATCTTTAGGTATTCCAGTTTTAACATCAATACCTAATTCATCATATAAAGTTTCTTTTTCAAGATCTAAAAGGTCATTAAAATTATCAAAGAATTTTCTTTCTAATGCAGAACCATCAATAGATTCACCTTTGTATTGAAAACCTTTCATACTAGTTACACCATTACCAAATAACAGTTTAGTAGTTTGTGTACCTTGTGATACTGTATCTTTTTTGCCTTTATATGGAACTTCTTGTTGTATTCTGAAATTTTTTCTATCTAATAATAAAGAAGAATTTTCAAATTCTTTTACTAAGGTGTCAACATCATTTTGCATGATATTGCCATTATCATCAAATATAGTTGCTGAATTTGAATTTGCTCCTACTTTATTTGCAGTATTATATGATAATCTAACTTTTTTATCACCACTCTTTGCTTCAAGTTTTTCCATTGCTTGTCTTACTACATCTAATTGTGTACCTTCAGTTATCTGAGGAAGCAATGGGATAGAAGATGATTTTATATATACAGTTCTAAATAAAGGATTGTCTTGTGTTCCTTCTATAATTTGACCTGTGTATACAGGTTTCATAGGTTGATATACAAATGCAATTAATTCTTTTTCTTCAGCATTCATATCTTTTAATGCCTTACCTGATTCTACTAATTCTATTGCATTTTCTAATCTTGCACTATCAATTAATCCAGGATTTGCTTTACCTAATTTTTCTAATACATGAACATGCTCTTTCCAAGTTGTATATTCTTGGGCATCTGTACTTTCTATATTAAAGAAAGGTTTTGTATTAGGATATTTATTAATAAATGCATCTAATTTATCTGAATCATTTTTTACTCTATCATATTCATTTTGATCAAAAGTTTTGTTATCTAATAATTTAGTTAAAGATGCTAAGTTATTAGCAGGACCTTCTAAATCATTTACAAAAATTTGAATATATTGTTCTTGATCTGAGTCAGCAAGTTTATTACCAGGAGCTATCATTGCTGCTAATCTCTTATTAATATTTTCAGCAGTATTTTTAGATATATCAGCAAAATTATCAGCCTTAGATCTTTTATAATACATTGCAGGATCTCCTGCTAATAGCATAAACTGATTAGAATTTGATATCATATTATTTACAACAAATTCTATTGCTGAATATATAATTTTATTATTATCAGAAAGATTAGGATCAATAGAATTAAATTTATTTAAATAATCTACATCTAATAATTTATTATCATAAACTTTAAGTTCTCCTAAAGGACTAGATTCTACAATATTATAAGTTTCCCAATCATTTAATTTTTGTTTATATTGAATTCCAACAGTCTTAGTTAAATAATTTTTTGCTTCTTTTTCAAAATTTTCTAAAAAATTAAATTCATCAGGGTTTGTATTTTTTAAATTTTCTTTATCATTATTTAAATATTGTTGCATTAATTTTGGAAATCCTTCTATATCATTAGCTAACTCTGTTAATGTTTTTTTCTTTCCTTTATAATCAATAATTAAAGAATTTAAGTTAGGGAACATTAAAAATGATCCAGCACCTTTATTATATCCTTTTATATTTGAACCAATTTTTTCATTTAAAAAATTAGTAATTCTTTCAAATTCAGGTAATACAGTTTGTTCATATAATATATTAATCATATTTTCCCCAGGAACAACATCCCCATCTTCTTTTAAGATAAAATCATCAGCTTTTCTAAAATCTAATGTGGGCATTGATATTGTATTAATATTAGACTTATCAGAATTAGTTAATCCTAAATAAGTAGCTGTTCTTAATAAAACACCTTGATAATTTTGCCCTTTAAAAGCACCTTGTTTCATATCAGTATATAAACCAAGTTTAACCATTTCATGGTCAGCTTCACTAAGGTCTTGTAACTTTGTTCCTTGATATGCTTTTTGCTTTCTTTGCTTTATAGATTCTAATGATAAATAATCTATACTAAATGTATTTCTAAGTTTAGTATTTTCAAGCAATTCTAATAACATAGAATGTTTAGAAAATGCTTGCTGTAATAATTGTTTTCTTAAAAAAGGATCATTTTTTAATTCCTGCTCTCTTTCCTTAATATATGTTTTATTAATATGAGTTTGCAAAGTCTTTTTTGCAACTCTAAAAGAAGTTGGACTTATAGTATTTGCAAATAAAGCTTCTTCTATTGCATAATTTTTTAATATTGTTTCTTTTAAAATATTATTATCTTCTACAAGATTATTGTCTTTATTAATACTTGATAATTTATCTTTAATAATTTTTATTAAAGATAAAGGACTAGCTTGACCAAAACTTTCTTGAAAAGTTTTTCTACTATTTTCTGAATTTATATAAATACCATTATCAATAATATTTTTAATATTATCACTTGATAATACTATACCTACTTCTTCTAGAACAGATTGTAATTCTTTTATACTATTATCTAAATCTATTTTTTTCCCAAGTCTATCATATAAACTTAAAGCACTAGGAGTTTCTTTTACTTTATCATTAACTATAGAATATACTTTATTATCTTTAATAAAGGTAGAACCTTCTGTTAGTTGAATACCTGCTTTTTGTAATGATGCTAAATTTTGATTTTTTATATCTTTATCAAAATCATCTATTTTAGCTTGTGTTCGTTTTCTAACAATTTTACCCCCAGGTTTTTCATAAATATTATTTAATCTTTTAATAACTCTATCAACTTCATTTATATTATATGTATAAACACCATTGTCATCTCTTTCAATTAAAGAAGAGTCTTTAAGATTATTTTCAAATCTTTTTAAAATAATATTTGCAACTTCACTAGAATTAGAATTCATCACTTTAACATGAGGTTTTCCTTTTGAGTCTATTGAAAACATTACAAATTTCATATTCAATTTGCTCTTATCAAAAAATGATAAAAATTGATTTTGAACTTTTTCAGGTTCAGCATTAAATTTATCTATAACCTCTTGTAAAAATGGGAATGCTTTTACATATTGATTAAGTGTAGCTAATTGTACTTTTTTAGAGCCACCAGCATTTGATAATATTTGTTGTAATATTTCTACAGTTGTATCTACAGGAATAACAGATGGTAATCCTAAAAAGTCAGTCATTGTATTAAAATCTTTATCAACTTCTTTAATACCAGTAAGTAATTCTCTTACTTCTGCTGAAATAGAATTTTTACCACCCTCTTCTAAAGCATTTTGAGAATAATTTTTTTCTTTTTGATTTTCTTCAGATTGATTCTCTTCAAATTTATCAGGAGTTGAGACTTCTTTTAAATTTGTTTTTTTAAGAGCTTCCTCAATTATACCTTCTTTATTATTTGATATATTATTAAGATAGTCTATTAGATGTTCATATTTTCTAATATATTCATCTTTTTGTTTTTCATCCCCAATTAATTCTTTTATTTGCTCAATTCTTTCTAAGTAGTGTTGTTTTTTTACATCTACATAATTAGATAATTGATTGTCTATTTCTTCTTTAAGTTCTGATGCAATTAAAGGTTTATCTCTATTATCTCTTTTATATTTTGTAATTGCATTATAAGAATAATCTACTAATGAATTAAAATGATGAACTTGTATTCCTGAATGTTTATTTAAAACTTCTGATATTTCTTCTGCACTTTCACCTGAAATTTCAACTGGTGAAAAAATCATAAGCTGACCTTCTATTTCATCAATACTTCTTAATTCATTATCAATTTTATTTTGAAGTGCTTGTTTAGAAATTTGAGTTTTATATATAACTAATTCTCTATTTGTTTTAGTGTCATTATTTATATACCCAATTAATGAAGTATATCCTGCATCTAACATTCCCTGCCTAACAGCTTCATTTTTTTCTTGCATAGTAGAGAAAGTCTTACCCTCCTGTGCTCTTTGGGAAATCTTCATAAACTCTTCTTGACCTTCTTCTGTAGTAGCATCTAAATTTTTTGAAGCATCATATTGTATTTCTACTTCTGTAACCTGCCCCTCTGTACTATCTTGAAATGCTTCATCTAAAGCAATATATCTTCCAGCACCTCTTTGAGCATTTTCTACTTTTGAAGAGAATGTTCCTTCTGTTCTAAACCCTTTTACTTTTACAATTTCAGGTTCAGTTTTATTTCCAGATTGTTCTTGTGCTTTTAATTTTTTTAATATTTCTTCTACTTCAGAAGTTTTATTATTTAATATTGCTTTTTCTCTAGAAGTTAACTGCTCATCATTTTTAATTTTATTTGCAATACTATTAATTCTATCTTCTGTTACAACACCATTATCAACAAAGTTATTATACTCTTCATCAAGTACTACATCTTTAACTTCATGTACTTCTTCTAATACTTGTTCATTAGAAGCTGGTTGTACTTGAGCTTCATCAGATTCTATAGAAATTTCTATTGATGGATTTGTAGTAAATGTAGTTTTACTTTTTCCATCTCTTGTTTCATATTGAAAAGGTTTTAAATTTATTTCTAAATTGTTTGATATATGTTCAATATAATTAGAATGAGTTTTCTTAAAAGTTAATTCTTCATTACCTGTAATATCAAATGTAGGTAAATCTATTCTATTATTTAAAGTTTCAAAATTAGAAGCACCTGCTAAATCTTTAATGATAGATGAGTTATCATGAAACTTTTTTATTCTTTCATTAAAGAAATTATTAAATTGATCTTGAGTTTTTAAATTTTGAACTTGTTTAGCAATTGAATATTTTCCAAACTTTAAAGTTTTAGTAGTGCCATCACTCATTTTTTTCCCAACAAGAATCATATATTGATGAGTAGCTGATCCAGTTTTTGGCATACTTACTAATAAACTATCTGCTGAACCATTTTTTAATGCTTTATCAAAATTATTATTTTCAATTGAAGGATTTCCTTTTGCTATACGGGTTGTTTTTTTAAAAATATTTTTAATAGTATTTGCATCAGTTAAGTCAATACCAACTGCTTTAGCTGCTTCTACCATTTTATCAAACTGATTCATAGTTGGAAGTTTTGTATCATTTTCACTATTATAAGTGTCAACAAAACTATCATACATAGTTCTATATTCATTTTTACCACTATAGAACATGTGGAATAACATTAAATTCTTTAATGTATCAGATTGATTTTCAGATATTTGAGAATTAAGAGTAGGGTAAATTACATATTTAGGAACATTTTTATCACCAACTTTTACAGATGTATTTCCAGGTACAACTACAAAAGTAAAATTACTTTTACCTTTAATTGTATGATCTCCTGTTTGTGCTTCAGGTAAATTTACTACTTTACCATTTTTATCATAATAAATAAAATCACCATTTCTTGCTTTTATAGCTATATAATAATCTTTAAGTTCTGGAATTTTAAATGTTCCACTTTCTCCTGCTGCACTTTGTGAAGCTCCTAAACTACCATTAGTTTTATTTGTAATTTTTGCTGTTAGCTTTAAATCTTTATCTGTATTACTATAAAGATTTTTTAACTTAGCTCTTATATTATTTAATTTTTCTATTTGCAATAATCTATCTTCTACACCTAAACTTTTATTATTAGAATTTTTTAGATAAGAAGGATCTTGTATTATAGCTATAATATTTCCAGATGCATCTGATACAGCTAATGGTATTTTTTTCCAGTAAAGATCATCTGCAACACTTATTTTATATTTTTCTACAAACTCTTTAAAAGTTATATATGATTGTTCTTTATCTTCTTCAGGAGAATAAGTATCAGTATCTGATAATGTAGATTTATTATCTATTTCATCATCTAATACTAAAATATTATCTATTTTATCTGTTGAAAATGGTTGAATAGTTAATTGTTCTCCTGGTAAATAAGATGATGGATCTAATATATAATTTGCTCCAGGAGTATCTGTACCAGGTTGTAATTTTGAATAATCATAATTACCATTTTTATCTTTTTGAAAGTTTACAAAAGTTAGAGGAACATTTTCTACAGAATATGAAGTTTCAATTGCAGATTCTTCTTGAGATACTTCTTCAACTCTATCTGAAACTTTATCAATAAGTTTTTTTGATTCAGTTTTATTTTGATATCCTGAATCATAATCTAATAAAGAAAGTATATCTTGTTCAGGTCCTACAAAATATTTATTATATATTTCTTTAAAATTAGCATCCCCTTTTACTAATTTATATCCTTTTGTAATAAAATCCCATTGAGTTTCTACCCTATCTTTACCAGCAGTATCTATAAAATATTTTACAAATGTTTCAAAAGTAGGTTCAACATTATTCTCTTGAATAGAGATTTTATTTATAACATTTTCAAATTGATTTTTTAATTGCTCTTCTGTTAATACAATAGGAGAAAATGAACCAGCTTCTAAATCATTTTCTAATTCACTTTCTGTTTCAGAACCTTCTGTAGAAGTAATTGGTTTATCATTTGGAGTAATACCAAGAAGATTATTTATACCACTTTTTAATTCTGAATTTGTATTATTAATACCTTGTTCAATAACATTACTCTCATGTGCTTCTTCATCAGTATAATTCTCTTCATGAAATAATTCATATAATTCATTATTTTCATTTTGATCTTCTTCAGATAAATTAGCTATATCTTTACCAAGCTCTTTATTTTCCTGCTTGATTGCTTCTTTTTTATTTTTCTCAGCTTCTTCAAGTTTATCTTTATAATTTTCTTTAAGATTAGTTAAAACTTCATCATCAATTTTACCTTTGTATTTTTTAGAAACATTATCAACAACATCTTGAATTTCATTAGCTTTACCTTCAGTTTGTAAAATAGATAATTGTTTTCTTTTATTTTTAAGTTCTTGTATTAATTTAGATTCATAATATAATTCAAGTTGTTTCTTTTTAGAAACAAAATCATTATATTGTTTATCAACAATTGATTGTTTTCTTTTTAAAAAAGATTGATTAAAAAGTAAAGATTTTAAACCTGCAACTGAATCTAATTCAGAAGCTGATTTTTGATATTCATTAAATACTCTTTGTTCCTCTTTTGTTTCAAATTCTTGACCTTCTAATATATTATCTAATGAAGCATCAACTTTTTGTTTAGCTTCAGGTATAAATGTTTTTTCTTCTAATTCAGAAATATTTTTATCTTTATCTTTAGAAAATTTATCTAATTTTTTACCATCTCTGCTAATAATTTTATCATTAATTGATATTTGATTTTCTAATTTATTTATATCAATTGCATTAGCTTCTTGTTTAGATATATTAGAATCTAATTCTGTTTTTAAATTCTTATCTTCAGGATTTTGTTTTACTTTTTGTTTTAAAGCTTTTTCTTCTTTTCTTAATTGTATATTTTCACTATTAAGAGTTTTAATTTCTAATTCACCTTCTTTATTACTTTCTTGTAATGTTCCAATATTATTATTTAAATCTGATGAATTTTTTTCAAATTCATCTTGCAGTTGTTTCTTTTCTTTTTCTAAATTTTGTTTAGCTTCTTTATTTGCTTTTCTATTATCTACTTCTGTAGTTGGTAAATTAACTTCATTAGTTAATAAATCTTTTGCAGCTAATGTTCTTTGTTCAGATATTTTAGTATCTAATTCTGAAATACCTTTCTGCACCATCATTGAATTAGCTCTATTTATATAGACAGCTTCAGCATTATAATAATTTTTATCATAAACTTCATTATAAATTTTTTCAAATGATTTAATTTCAGAAACTATTTCAGATGCTCTTCCCCTGACATCTGAATTAAAAGATTCATTACCAGCTATAGTTTCATATACTTCATATAATCTATCTGCAGTACCTGTTCTAAAATTTTGTAAAGCTTGGTGATATACAATTTCTTTTTCTAATTGTTCTGCTTGTTCTACCTTACCTTGATTTCTTAAAGCTTGAGCATCTTGTCCAATTTCTGCTATTTTTTCATAAGTATTTTGTAAACCTATAACTTGATCAACTGTTGTATTGCCATTTATTTGAGGTAATAAATTATTAAGATCACTTACAGCTTTTTCTGCCTTTTCTGCTGCTTCTTTTCTTTTATTATATGTCATTGCATTAGTAACTCCAATTTGAGTACCAGAACCTATAACAGCAAAGAAAGCACTTTCTAAAGTTTCTTTACTAAAAAAATCATTCCAAGCATCTGATCTATTATAATCCTGTCCTTTACCATATGCAGTACCTATTTTAGAAGCATATCTTTCTATAACTGCTTCTTCTATAACTTCTTGTCCAGCTTCAAATGCAAAAGTCTTTGCAAAACCTTTTTGTCCTCCAAGTAATCCCCCCAATCTAGCTGCTTGTGTTGGAGCACCTTGTGATACCATTCCTGCAATACCTCTTGTTGCTAATAAACTCCCAGTAAAATTTAAAAAGAAAGAAGCTGCATTTATTTTCATAGTTAAATCAGCACCAGCAATAGAATTATCTCTTGCTTGTTGAACTATATCAGCATTATCTTGCACCCATGCAGAACCCCATTCTTCTGAAGATTGTTGAGCAAATTCTTTAGCAGCAGTTTGTAATTGTTCAGGAGAAAGTTTATTTTTATTTTTTTGTGCAAAATCAGCATAGGCTTTTCTATATGCATTTTCTTTACCTGAAGTATATCCATTTTCATCCATATGATGTTTAAAAACAGTATCATATGTTTCTTTACCAAGCATTGATGATATACCTTGTGTCATTAATGCAGAAGTAACAGCCCCAGTAATTCTCTTCTTAGCTTTTTCTCCTAGTTTTGTAGCTTTACCTAATTTACCAAGTCCTTTAAATGTTGCTTGACCAATTTTTGTACTAATACCACCAAAACTTGCTAAACTACCTATTACAGCAGAAGTTCCATTTAAACCCCAATTTAACCAATCTGATCTAGTATTTATTTGATTATCTTGAACAAATCCTTTTATTGCATCATTGACATCATTATTAGCTATCCAATTACCTACATAATCTTCCCCATCCCCAATAAAACTATTGTCTATTAATTTAGATATTTCAGATAATCCTTTTGTTCCTGTTACTATTGATAAAGCATTACCAACATAAGGTATTTTTTCAACAGCATCTAATGTATGATGCCAATCACCAACATCTAAAATTCCACCTACAAAATCTAAAGTAGAACTTAATATAGTACCAACAGTATTACCAGTAAGTTTAGCTCCTGTAGTAAAAAAATTATCATATTCTTTAGGATTTTTTTCAGCTTCAGCTATTTTTTTTTCAGCAACTTTTTTTGTTACAACAGGAGTAAATGATGTAAGTTGAGGTAAACCAGTTCCAGCTTCAACTGCTTCTTTTTCTGAAGTCTGCAAATCATTACTTATACTTTGAAGTATATTATTAGGATCTGACATTAATATTTATTTTTTAATTAATCTACAAAATTTGTTCTAGCAGTATAAAAGTTATTTATACCTTGTATGCTTGCAGGTTTTATTCCATCTTTATATATAATATTTCCATCTTTATCATATATAATATTTCCATCTTTATCTTCTTTTGGTGTTGCTTTAATAAGTTTATCTAATTCAGCATGATCTGTAAAGTTTGTTAATGATTGAAATGGAACTACATAAAATACAGCTTGCCCATTTTCAACTTTAGTTACAGTCATATATTTTTTATTATTACCTTTATGTACAAAGGTACTATTTGGTACTTTCATAATCAAATTAGAACTAGAATTACTTTTGGTTTGGCTTTCTATACTTTCTTTTGCTATAGCAAATGGGGCAGTTTGTGAAAACTTTTTCATATGCTTATTATATCTTTCTGGACTAATTGCATCTGTCATTGCATCATAGTTTGCCCCTTTAACATCTGGCCCTAATGTTTGAGTTATTGTATGCTTTCTAACAGTTCCTTCAGGTATTGTTTCTGTTTTACTCTTATCTACTTCAGGTGAATTTTCTTTAACTGGTTCACCAGCTTTATTATAATATTGTTTAACTTCATCATTAACACCAATTTCAATATCATATACTAAATGCATACCTGGTTGTCCATCTATTACAGTTTCTGTAACCATAGGACTACTTATATAAAAGTTTACAGGAACACCATTAGATACAAACCCAATAGTATTTACTGCTGTTTCATTAGTTAGTTCATTCATTTGACCTTCTGTCACTTGTTTTACAGCCACTTGTTCAGTTATCATATCTTGTGTAAGATTATCAAAATTTGTAAGAACTGTTCTTAGTGGACTATTTTCATCATATTTATTAGCAAGTAATTTTATCTTTGTACCAAGATTATCTTTTACTTTATTGATTGATATTTTCTTACCATCATAAACTCTATCATGTAACCAGTTTCTAAAGTTTTGTTTTGTTTGATCATTAACAAAAGTTTCATTCTTACTATCTGTTTTTGTTGGTAATATTTCAATAGGAGTATTAGTTCTAGTACTTTTTGTTTTATTAATATTATCACTTTGATTTAAATAACCTACAGTAGTACCAAAAAGATTCTTATTAAGCCATTTTGAAGCACCTTCATAATCCATTTGTTCAGAACCTCCTGGATCTACAAAAGTTTGACTAATATGAGAATATGCAGAATTCATTTCTGAACCAACACCATTAACATATGATTCTTGAAAAGGTATATTTGAAACAATATTAGTGTTTAATAATCTTTGTAACTCAGGATTTGCTTTAGTAGCTTGTTTCATTTCTGCTTGTAAATTTCTTTGTAATTTTTCTTTCTCAAGTAATTGATTTTGATATGCAACACCTCCTGCACCTGCTGCATAATCAGCATCTAATTTATCTAATTTTTTGTCATAATCCTTCATTATTTTTTGTGCCTCAATATAATGTACTGGCCAAAATCCTTTTCCTCTTTCCATCATTAATTGAGTTGTATAGCCACCTCTTCCCCCTCTTGCTTTCGGATCCCATACTCTAATTTTGTTTTTTGCTGAGACGGTAGCTTTCATCTCAGCTAGTTGTTTAACTCTTTCTTGCCATAAGGCTTTCTTCTTTTTAGAATGATCCTCATGTAAATTCATACCCTTATCCCATCTATCTTGTAGAGTTAAAGTTTCTTTTAATTCTTCTGGAATATTATGATAATCTTCTGTTAAAATATCATAGTCTGAATTACCAGCTAAAATATCATTTTTAATTCTATCTAACTCTTGAAGATTATCATTAGTTCTATCTGTTAAACCTTTAATTTTAGCTATATTATTTTCTCTAGTTGTTACATAAGATTCATTATATTTTCCAAACTGAGCTATATCATTATCAGTTAACTTAATTAATGGGTTAGCTTTAAAAAATGCTTTTTTATCATTAACCTGTTTGTATGTTTTATTAATATTATCAGCTTCCCATTTTGCTAAAGCTTTTTCTGCATAATCCTCATTAACTTTTTCTATTTCTTTTTTGTAACCATCCCAATTACCAGTTCTTTGACTTTCACTTTTTGCTTCAAATAATTGATTTGTATAATTAACACCACTATCATCTCCTAATGTAGCTGAAGCAATTTCTTGAGCACTATTATGTTTTAAATCTAAAGTTTGATCATATTCTACTAAATCTTCAGCTTCAGTTTTAATATTTAATAATGTTCCTGAATAAGTACCACTAATTGGCTTATTATTAGCATCATAAGCATCAGAATTTTTAGCACCTTCAGGAGTTACTGGATCTACATATGATCCAATATCAGAAGTAATTTCCAAACCTCTAGAAGTAGAATTTATTTGAGTTCCATCTGATGAACCACTACCAGATCCTGTAGTATCACCTATTTTTTTCTTAGTTGCTTCTTGTTCTTCATAAGCATATTTAGATATACCATAATCTATCATAGCTTGCTTTTTAGCTAATACTTGTTCTGATAAAAATCCTGGTATGCCTTGTGCTTGTCTAGTTCCAAAATATTCATTAATAACAGGATTAGCATTAATATATTCAACAATTATATTATTAACTTCAGTTTCTGTTAATTCTTTTTTTGATCCTGATTCCAAAAATGTTAATTTACCTTCTGGTGTTTCTTCTACTGTTACACCTGATCCTACATTTTGAAGATAAGTATTAATATTAGTACCTTTCATTGCTTTATCTACTTCATTAGTACCTATAATAGCATCAGAAACAAATCCAGTTTGATATGCACCTGACATATCTCCTGCTTCACCTTTAGTTCCAAATTTACTAAAATCTGCATCAAACTTATTTAACAAAGCATCTGCATGTGATTGACTTATTCCAGCTTCACCTTTTGCTGCAGTAAATGCTTCAACCATTTTATCTAACTTTTGTTTATAAGTTTGCCTTGTTGCATAATTAGATTCAATAGCTGCCCAGGTTCCTCTGGTTTTATCTTTCCATATTTCTTTACTAACTTTTGAAAGTTCTCCAGGATTATTTATATACTTTAAAGCATTTTCTCTTAGGTCAGTAGTTTTTTCATCTATTATACCTTCATAATCAGAAATTATTTTTTTACTTAATTCATCATCAGCACTAAGTTTATTCATTTGTAATTTTTGATACAAAGTATCATAACCCATTTCTTGTTGAGCTAAACTTTGATCAGCTACTTGTTGAGCCTTTAATAACATATTACTAGGCTGCTGATACATGAAATCTAAATAATTTCCTTTAGTACTTTTATAAAATCTTCCCATTATCTATATTGTTGTAAATTTTAAAATCCTTGTTTACTAGTAACACTAGTTTTTTACTAATTACTTTTTTTCACCTCTGTTGTTGCATCTTCTTCAGTTGTTGTTTCTTTTTTAGCTGTTTCTTCTTGTTCAAATTGTTTAATTATTCTTTGCACTTCTTTTGCAGTAGATGATGTACCAGTTGCTACTTGATAATATTCATAATTTCCTCTAGCATCTTTTCTTATACCAATACCATATGGACTAAGCATAGGCATTAATTTATTAATATCTCTATCATATTCTTTAGCATTTAATCCTTTACCACCAGCTTGCATTGCAGCACCCATGTTAGCAACATCTTGATTAAGAGCTGTAAAGAATGCATCTTTATCTGCTGTATCTTTATCTGCTGCTTCTGTAGCACCTTTAGCTTCATATAATCCTTGTTGAAATTTAAGTTGTGAAAGTTGATTATCTACACCTACCATCCCAACAGCATATTGTTGATATGCTTTATTTAACATATCATTAGCTTGCATGTTACTCATTTGCCCTAAAGATCTTTGTTGATTAACACTTCTAGCAGTACTATTAAATCTTCTTCTAGCATTTCTAGCAAATTCACCAATCTTAGCTTCTTGCATATTAAACTGTTGTCCTAAGAAACCTTTTGTTCCTTCTAATGTATTAATAGCTTCTTGTCCAAATTGTTCATAAAAGTTTTGATTAGGTTTATCAGTAGCTCTACTCATAAATGTTGTAGCCATAGGTCCAAGTCCACTTACAGCAGTTCCCATTAAACCTAATTTATCACCTAAAGTAAATTCATAAGGTTTTTCTTCTTGTCCTTGTGTTGTACTTGCAGCTTTTTCAGCAGCTATTTCATCTAAAAGAGATGTAGTATCTTCTGAGAATTTATTATTACTTAAAGGTTCATCAATAAGTTTTACTGTAGTAGGATCATAATTTGTACTTATAGATTGTACATCAATAGGCTTCATTTTAATTGGATCATAGTTTTTTGTACTTGTATATTCAAAATCAGTAGGAACATTAATACCTAAATCAACAGGTTTCATTGTAATAGGATCATATTTTTTTCTACTTGTATCTGGAACTGTAGTAAATGCTGCAAATTCATCACCAGGGTAATTAATATTATTTTGTGCTATTAAATTTTCTAAATCTTCAGCTTCTTTATTTCCTTGAGCAGCATATTGAGCACCAGATACCCACTCTGACATTGTCATATTATTTTCTCCAAAGTTATTAAAAATACTAGGATATGTTCCATTTTGATATTTATGAACTTTACCACCATTAGCATAATCCATATTTTTAACCATTCCACCACCAGGATATTTCATTTCCCTAGTCATTTTCCTAGTCTTACCTCCATACTTAGAAAGATATGTACCTAAACCTTTTAAGTTTTCTATAGCACTAACTTCTGCCTGAACTCTTTGCATTGCTCCATCTTGAATTTCTACAGTTTCTTTTGCTCTATTGTAACTTGCTAATAGTAAAGGATCAGTTGGATTTTCTTTAATTTTATCTTCTAAAGATTTTATATATCCTGCACTCTTTAATTTTTCAGCTGCCATAGTTTTATTTTTTTTATTTTTAATTCTTTTAGAATATATTTCAGTTTCTTCAGGAATTATTTCATTAGTCATATTATCATCTTTATCACCAACTTGAAACTTAATTCCACTTTCTTTTGTAGGATCATCACTATGGTCAGGTCCTACAAATTCTCCAACTTCACCATTAGGTGTTTCAAAAGCTTCACCACCTTCTACTTCTGCTATTGTTTCTTTTTTAATATTACCACCAGCATAAAATTTAGCAGTTAATCCAACATCTGCCCCTTTAAATCCTTTTTTAAAATCTCCTTTAACACTACCTGTTATATCAATATTTTCAGTTAAAGGATATTGTCCTTTAACTTTAAAATTAGGTGAAAAAGTTTCATCATATATATTTTGTTCTAAAGAACCTGATACTGAACCATCACCCACTTTTCCTTTTGCAGAAACAAACATATTTCCTGGATAAGACATTCCTGTATTAAATTTAAGATTTGGATCATTTTTCTTTGAATATATAGGTAAATTTAATTCAGGAATACCATACATATCAACAAATGACTGTTGTCCTAAAAAATCAATTGAATTATCAGCTGTATTTTTAAGAGGATCTCCTTCTATTTTACCACCATCAGCATAAAATTTAAACCAATCAAGTCCTCTTTTTTGATTCATATTAGGCATTTGAGAAGATTTAGAAGGTGTTGTTTTAATAAGTGAATCATCTTTTTTAGAAGTTTTCTTTTCTGAATAAGTTTCTGGAGCATTAACACTTCCACTATATTCTTGCAATTCTTCAGGTGATAAAAGTTCACTTTTTTCTACTTGCTCTTGTCTTTCTTGTACTGGTTGTTGTTGAGTAGAACCTTGTGTATTATTTTTTGTATTATTTTGTGTATTACTTGCTCCTTGAATTTGAACTCCCATTCCTGGAAAGTATTCTTCTAATATAGGTAATGTAGTATTATTATATAAATTAATAAGTTTTTGATTATAAGTAGGAGAAGTAGCATATCCTCCTTCTGCCACAGCAGTAAAATATTTTCCAGGATCTCCTAAACTTTCTGCACTACCTCTTTTTGCATATCTAGGTATAGTAATTAATTTTATTTGTGCCATCATCCCCTCTTCAGGAGTTTCAAATTTTCTAAAAGGAGTTTTTACTTTATATTCAAGTTTACCAGTTTTTTTATCTACTTTACCAGTAGGCCCCATAAGACTATTTTCTTTTCTTTTAGCTGCCCACTTGTCAGCTTCTTCTTTATTTTTAAAATACTCTCTTGTTTCTTCTATTGTAAAAGGTTGTTTACCTCTAGCTTTAATTCCACCATAATTATGATTTTTAGTTGCTAAACCATTACCTTCTACATAACCAGTTTCAAGAGCTACTTGAGTTGCAACAGCACCAACATCTACATTGATACCAAGTTTTTCTGCTGCTGCTTGAATAGCTGGAATATATTTTTTAAAATATCTTTCTTGTTTAGATTCTTGTTTAGATTTTTTAATAGGTTTTCCTTTTTCAACTGTACCACCATCTTTATAAACTTTACCACCATGTTTAAGAACTTGACTTGCACCTTTAAAATCAGGCATGTTTTTATATCTTTCATCACCTTTTCTATTTAATAACTCACCTATTTCTGCACTAGCAATAGCAAATCCCATTTCTGCACCCATTTGACCTAATGCATCCATTCCTCCTCCCATTTCTCCTCCTCCCATTGCTTGTTTGTTTTCTTTTGTCATCGCAGCATTTTTACTTCCATCAGCGTTATATGCTTTTCCTGTTTCACCATCTGAAAAACCCCCTCCGCCAATATCTTGCCCTGCTAAACCATCTCCTCCCCAACTATCCATTGCAGAAGATTGTGTATTTGGTTCAGTAGTTTTTGCTTTTTTATTCTTAGAACCATTACTTTCACTACTTCCACTACCCATGTCTCCCATTCCACCTGTAAGTGAACCTAACATTGCTGACAAACCTGCAGATAAATTCCCACCAGGATTAGCTGCTTCTTTATCTTCTTCTGCAGAATAATAATCAATAGTAGTACCCCAAGCATATCTCATAATAGAATTATATGCATCATTTATAATGGTACCATCATCTATAGGTGTATATTTTTCTATATAATTATCTAAAGGTTTTTTATATTTCTTACCTTTATACTTATTATTTTTTCTCCTGTTCATATTAATATGAATTTGTAAATGTAAAAATTAATTACCTGAATGATTTGTTCTCTATTTCAAATGTATAGTTAGTAGTAAGTTTAACATCATCTAAATTATCAAAAATAAACCTTATTATCAAATATTTGTCCCTTAATGGTTGTAAATCAAACCAATCTTTAGTAAAACTGATACTAGAAGTATTAATAACTTTATCTATTGGAAATTCTACTTTTAAACTTGTCCAATCTTTTGTGAAAATAGATTTTGTATAATCAATCCTATAATCTCTAAGTTCATTAATTTTCCAATCTCTTTCACTTCTATCTATAGTGATTTCATTATTAGCTGTATTCTTAACTTGATTACTTAAATAATCAGAAGTATCTTGATTTTTAGGTGTTAAAGTTAATTGACCAGTTGTCTGTCTAGAATTATGAAGCATTGCTTTATTAAATGTAACAAATCTTTCATCAATAAATTCCTGATTTGCAGTAGAATATTTTTTAGCAATTGTTTGCAATATAATTTCATCAAACAATGTTGTTTCAATAGGTGAAGATAATGATATATATTCTAGTATATGTTTATACCTTGTACCATAAAATTTTTGATAAGTCCCTACAACACCATGTTTCCAAAGTTGGTGAGTATTACTCCATGCAGTAAATGCAGTTCCTTCTGTAGAGCTAACACTAATAAAATTATTATGGATAGGATACATATACAAAGGAATATAAGAATGGAAACTTACCCAAGTATTTGATAAGAATGAATAAGATAAAGTCCAAGACTTATTTTCAAAAATTGATTGATCATGAAATCCTTTAACAAGTTCTGTATAAGTAGTTGTACCAGTTCCTAAACCAAATTTACCAGTATAACTACTATATACTAAGCCACCATCTACTAACCCAGAAGCACTTCCTGAAGCTTTATCTGTAAATTTAAAATCATCAGTTTGAGTACTTACTATTTTATAATCCCTTTTAGTTAAAATTATTCTTTTATGTCTATAATCATAAATAGCATGCATTCCTATACCATTAGGGTTAGCAGGATTTTGTGTATTTGGAAACTCAGATCCTATTAATTCATAATATTGTTGAGCAAAAATTAATTTTAAATTTTCTTTAAAGAAATTTCTCATACCTATAATTGCAGGTTGTAATCCCTTAGCAGTAGTTAAAAAAGCTTGTCCAGTATTTCTATCTACAAAGAAAATACCATTAGGTGTTTTTACTGTTGCCCATTTATCTACAGATCCTGCAGTACCTATATCATCATCTACCATTAATCTTGGAGGAATACTAAAATATTCTCCTGTACCTATAAATGATATTAAATCATCTGTAACTCTTTCTTGAACATTTTGTGGTAAAACATATAATGATTCTTCAGTATGTATTAATAAATTATTTTTACTTCTAATAAGATTAGTTATTTCTCCTTTTTCAGCTTCAATATCTTTATAATTATTAGCTAAAAATACTCTATAATTATCTCCAGCTTCTTCTTGAAAACTTTGCTGAGAATAACTTACCCTTGTTGGAAAAGACTCTATACAACCTGAACAACAATTATATGATTCTCCTAATGGGTAATATGCATTTAATTCATTAAATACAGAATAATCTTTATTATAAAGATAAGTTTCAGGAATACCTACACTTTTAAATCCCCATGAATCTTTTGGAGGATTTCCTTCTCTAAAAAAGAAAAATCTATTTCTAACATGTTTTAACAAACCATCTATGTTAGCTCTAAGATCTTTAAAATATTCATTTCCTCCTTTATATCTTACATCATCTTGCCTTAAACTAATATTCATAGTAGATTCTACATATATATTTGAAGCAAATTCACTAGCAAAAATTAATGCATTTTTTGTTGTAAAAGTATCATAATCATGTACAGCACTTATATTACCAGTAACTATATTATTATCTCTTCTTGTAACCCATTCCATACCTGCTATATATTGGTCATAAGCTTCATTAACAACTGCGGCAACAGTTCCTGCAGTTGCAGCAATAGCTACAGCAATTGTTAAAGGAGCTGCAGCTCCATAAGTAACTACTGTTAATACAACTGATGAAACAAGGCCAATAATAGAAGCTACAAGATCCCAAACAGAATTATTAACTCCCCAAATAAGAGTATTAGGTAAATTTAATGGACTAATAAATGTATCTCCTCCATATATGTCATTAGTTGTACCTGTATTAATATACATACAATTATGTGTTCTAAAATAATTTATAGCAAAAAGATCTGGGTGTACATCTCTATCTATTTTTATAGATACATATGGTATGCAACTATTTGCAAAATTTGCAGACATACCTCTTATTATATTTCCAACACCACCACCTGAAGCTATTATTTCAAGTTTTAATATTTGAACTGGATTAGTATGTGAAACATTAAATAACATTCTACCATCTATAAAATTTTCAGATCTTGCTAGTGGCATCATTACTAAAGATTCAGTAATAGGTCTTAACATTACTGGAGTTTGTACTGCTGGTACACCATTATAAGTCATATATCTAGCAGAAGATAAATATGCAGTTCCATCACCAAATACAGCACTACCATTTACAGAACCAAATTCTGTAAGATCATCAAATTCATCATTATATCCTTGATTTCCTTTTATCCATTTATTATAAAATTGAAATTCATTTTCTTTTTTAAGATATCTTCCTATAGAACCTGTTCTATTAAATAATAGATCAGGGCCTATAAAATAACTATTAGTAGTAGATCTACTATCAATATTAGGTGTTGTATTTGCAGGTGTACCTCTATCTGGACCTCCTCTAAGCCATGAGAATAAACTATAATTTACTCCTTCAGAAGTAGCTTCATTTAAAGGATTACTAATACCTTTATCAATAACAGTTCTGTTAAATTCATTTCTATCTCCTCTTACTATATAATGTCCTATAATATCAGCATGTGGGTATATTATATTATCAAATTTAATTCCTAAAACATTTAATAAATTATGTTGGCTTTGTACTTGCGTAGGAGCTATGGTACTTAATGGTGTAGCTGTAACATTAAATCCACCAGTACTTGCTGTAGTAATTAAAGTACCAGTTGTTACTATTGATGTAATTCCTGTTGGAGTTGAAGATCCATAATTTATAAAAGCATATTCAATTACTACTTCAAGTAAATAAGTGTGATAACTACTTGTTGTACTATCATATATAAAACTATTACCAGTAAGACTAAAAGTAAGTGGTGTTGCTGCTACAGCACCACTTCCTCCATCAAAATTATAGTTTACAATAACTGTTCTTGCATTTGCAAGATCACCGCCAAATATACTTAAAAATTCTTGCTCAGTCAAAGTTGGATCTGTAGCTGCAAAATTTAGGTTTAATGCTAATCTAGATACAAAAACTACTTTAGTTGGATTTGCTACAATATGAGGTATTAAATTTCTATCTGGAAATTTATGATGTCTTATAGCTTTTCCTCCTAAACTTGTTCCACAAAAATCTGTTCCCCAATAATCATTACCTGCACAATCTAATATTGTAGGATAATTAGCATTTTCAGCTTCCCAATAAGCCATTTGTCCACTAGTTGCTGTTAATGGTTTTGCTGTATTATATATTTGCCATTGCCTTAATTGATTTGCTGCAGATAAACTATTATAAGCAGCTTCTTGTGATTGTGGATATATATGTGCTATATCTTCATTCCAAGGATCTATTTCTACATCTGGACATAAAACAGTATTTGTAATATTAGTTATTCTATAACCTGCAGTTGTTGAATCAATTATAGCAGTACAATCATTATTAGTAACTGTCCAAGAAGTTATAGCAAAAACATGAATATTACCTCCTAAAGAACTTTGAGAACAAGCTATATTTATCCATCCTAATGGATCTCCACAAGTAATATCTTTAGTAAATGTTTGTACTGCACCTGGTGTACCTGTTCCTGGATCAATTGTATATTTTATTTCAAAAGATGTTTTAGTACCACTACAATTACAAGGATTATTTATATGTGAAGGACTAGCAGTAGTGTTAAGTCTTTTTATAGGTTTTAATTCAACTTGTAAACATGTAGTATGCAATACTCCTCCACCACAAGCACCACATGAATAGTTTGTTAAATCTCTTCCAGGAATATGATATGCAGGAGTTTCATAACCATCTTTAAAAATATATACTATACCAAAAGCATATACTTCATCTCCCATATATCCTCTATGATGCCAATAAGTATCAGGATCTTTAGAATTACCTGTTTCAATTATTTCAGAATTTACAGTTTTTACTACATAACTACTTTTAATTAAAGATGCTTTTTTTTGAAAATCACAAAAATTTAAAGATTTACCTATAGTGTTTGCTAAAACTAATCTATTTTCTAATTGTTCTATATGCTTTGCTGAAGATATAAAATCTGCATCAATAATTATTTCTGATATATCTATTTGAACAAATTCATCACTAGGTCCTCCATAGAAAAATTCTCCATTAATTACACTTTTTATACCTGATTGATATGCAATAGCTGGTAATCCATTATTATTAGTAAAATGGACTACACCAAATCTATAAGATTCATAAGTAGTATCAAGATCAGTTAAAAATATGTTTATACCTTTAGTAGAATGTCCTGTTCCACCAATACTATCTGTAGCTATATTTGAAGAACCACTTATTCTTTTATAAGGTGATGTAAGTATACTTTTAAATATTGGTATAGGTTGTGATAAGTAACTCCACTTACTAGGGTTTAAATCTCTGTCTAAATATTGAATTGCAAAACAATATGTACCAGAGTCTAATGAGCCAGATTCAGTTAATTCAAAACTAGAAAAACAAGGAGGAGTAAATTCTAAAAATAATTTAAAAAGTTCACAATCCCAATGTACACCAGTTTTAAAATCATCTGGTAAATCAAAATTAAAATATCTTACTGGATTAATTCCATCAGTAAAATATATAACTCTTTCACACCCTCTTCTAACTCTAAATACAGCTTCTATTTGATTTTGTATATTGAAACCTAAACAAGGTGCTGTATTATCATTTACTATTTCAGTATAAGTTCCTTTTTCATCTACAATACCTATTTCAGAATTAGTACCATTAGTACTAAATAATGCTGTATTATTATCTCCAATATATACATCACCTATTAAAGTATACCCTGATTTTATAGCAGAAAAAGAAGCATTAGCTTCTTCATTAGATATAAAATTAGATTCCCCTTCTCTAGTTTCATTAATAGCATTCCAAGCCATAGTATAAGTTCCCTTTGGTTGATCTACAGAAGAAGAATCTGTAAATAAACCCTTATATGGTCTGTTTGAATTTTTATTAGTAGCCATTTATTATTAATTAGTATATCCTCTAAAATAATTATTTCTTTCATCTGGATCATTAAACTTTCTAAGTTCTTGTTTGTTTAATTTACCAAAAAATCCATAGTATCTTCTTTGTTTAGGTATCATGTGTAATCTTTGCTCTAACATGTCTTGGTAATCATCTTCACCTTTTAACATGATTGCATGATTTCCAGCTTGTTTACAGTACCAATGCCAATCTCTTTCAGACTTCATCAATCTAGAATCACTTCCTTTTTCATTTCTATAAAACCTATATTCCATTACTTTATAAGTAATATATTTAGTAACTGCTGTAATATAAGAATAATGATCAGGAATCATAGGATATCCATCATCATCTAAATAAGGTCTTGTAAATGCCAATGCAATTGAACCTGTTTCAAAAGAAAATCTAAGTGAACTACCTCTATCTATTATTTTATATTCATCTGTAGAACCAACATAGATTTTATCTTCATTGGTCATACCATCAAAAAAATTATTTGTACTTTGTCTTATTGGAGAAAAACAAGTATTATATAAAGGAGAATTTGCAAAAGGACTATATTCTGCTTGCAAATCATAATATGGTCTATAATATGCTAACTCATAATCATTTATTGGACTACCATTACAATCTAAAGCTACAGGAGTACTACTAGGTGAATCAGTAGTAGTTGTAGTTGCAGCTTCTACAGCAGTACTTGGGCATAAAGGATTATCTTTGTGTGATTTAAAGCAATTATTTCTAGCTACTTGTTTTATTTGATATGTACCATTTGGAATACAGCAAGTATAGTTTTTAATTTCTATAAATGCTATAGCATCTTCATATTGTGTTATTGCACCTATTGCTTCTAGTGCTTCTGCTGACCATTCAATTACATCAGAAACTGACAATTCATCTATCCTTAGATCTCTTCTAAGTTTGTCTAGTATTCTGTATATTGATACATATCTAAAATCTTTCATGTTACTAAAAATTCTTTACCTTGTTTTATCAACCTTGCAAGATTTCTTTTTAAATCTCTTGCTGGTTTGAAATAATAAATACCTTTATTTTTAACTAATACATTTTTCTTAGACCATAAAAACTTGTATCTAATAGAATTAGTGTGTTCATTAAAGTGGAATACCAATTGCTTATCTTCTTTACATTCTTTACATTTTTCCCAAAGCTTTTTTGTTTCTTTCCAGTCTGGAGATAATCCTTTAATTTCTCCATCAACTAATTTTGGTTTTCTTTTTTTACCTATTATTTGCAAAGAACCCAACTTACAAGGTAATGCTATCTCTTTTGCATCTAACAACTCATCTATTATATAGTCAAAAAATCCATATAGAATTTGTAAATAGTCTTTTAGTTCTAATGGATTTTCAGTTTTTTCTTTATATGTGTTATAGCTTTTTCTAGCTGTACATAAATTATTTTTCATTTGTTGCAGTATTATCTTTTGCATTATTGCTATGATCTTCTCTACCAAATTGATTAAATTGACCTACTAGTTCTTGCATTGTTAGTAAAATTAAATCATCTATCATTCCTTCTGCTATTGGAAAATCATAATCATACATTGATTTACAATCATCTATTTTGGTTGCAACTGTTCCACAAGAATCAGGTTGCTCATTACAATAATTAGGAAAATTTATTACTTCTTCTTGATTTCCAAATAGTGCTTCTATAGTGATAACTTTAATTTTAATTGGGGATGAAATAAATAAATACTCATCTCTAATAAAAAAGTCAGGTTTTTTTGAAGTGTACTTAGCACCTTGTTTATATTGATACCCTTTCCATGTTGTTTCACCAAATTGTGTTTTTCCATCTAAGGATGTTACACTCTGAATAATATGATTAGAATATCCCATTAATGGAGCAGGTAATTTATGTTTACTTCTATATATAGTACAACCAAGAGTAGGAATACAAGGGCATTCATGTATAGGTACTTCTATAAGTTCTACACATGGTAATACTTGATAAGACCATTGATTTACTCTCTGCTTTTTATTTTTTCTTTGTTCATATAATTTAGCAGTAGTAGTTAACAACTTATTATAAATATGTCTTGATCTTAATCTACTATCATCAGATTGTACTCCTTTAGAATACATGCTCTGAACTCTCTGTATTATATCTTGATTTTTCATGCTCATGTATTTTTAGAATATTTGTAAGATCAGAAGGGTAATATACTTCATAGTCATCACCTTTTAACCAAACTAACATTCTGTTACTTATTTTAAAACCTAATTGCTCTAATAATATTTGATAATATGATAATTGTATTTGATATTTATTATAAGAAGAATCTTTAAATATTTCAAAAGGTTTTAACATATTATTGTAAGACTTAAATAAATCTTTATTTGTCTTATAATCTCCTATTACTAAAGTGTTGTCTCTATTATCTAACAATATAAAATCAGTTGTACCTGCATATTTATATTCATTAGAATACATTTGTAATTCTACAAAAACTACCTCATAATATTTTGGCAATTCTTCCCAAAACTTAATTACAGATTTTGGTACATCTTCACTTACTATACCTAAACAATAATCTTCTGCATACTTATGTACTAAAGTACCATAGTCTGTAGCTTTCTTATTGTTTTCTTGCCATTCCTTAAGAACTTGCTGTTTAGTTTTATTGTGTTTTTTAGCAACAAATCCTGCTATTAAATCTGCTTTAAAAGGTTCATAGAACTGTTTTATTAATGCAGAAGTAGAAGGATATATTTCACCACTTATTTTATAAGTATGACTTAACTCATCAAATTCTAAACTGTTGTAAACTTCTTTAGCTTTTTTTATTACTTTATCTTTCAATTTTACTTTTTTTACAAATTATTTAATAAATTTATTTATAACAAATTTACAGTTTATTCTACGAAATAAAAAATCTTTAGTTTACAGTAAAACACTTTTTTAAAAATTTATTAGGTAGTACTAGTAGCATCTCCTAGCTCACAATTTTTATTAGGAGTTTCTTTGCAATTACATTTTTCTTTAAGTTTTTTAATTCTTTCAGATTGCTTTTTAATAAACATTAAAAGCTTTTTGTTTGCTTCTTCGTAGTTTAATTCACCATTTAACATAATAATAAAGTTTATTCTAAAAATCTTAATTTTTCATTAAGCATAATTTGTATTGTAATTACAGCAGCAGTTACTTCTTCTAATGCTCCAAGTGTTTCTAGATCCCTTTCTCTGATATATGTGTTTAACTCTTTTAAATGAACTGCATGCCTTTCTTTTGTTTCTTTAATCTCTTTTCTTAGTGACTTTCTTTCATTAGTCATTTCTATTTTTGTTTCTTTTTTATCTTTCCACAATGCATAGATACCAACTCCCAAAGCTACTATAACTGGTGTTTGTTCCAGTAACGTAAATAATAATTGATCCATAAGGGTTTAGTTTTTATTCTTCTTCTTTAATTTTTTTCTTTAAATCAATGTCTTTCAATTTCTCAAAAGATCTGCCTCCAAAATATGCACCTATAACAGTAATCAATACTAGCTCTAACAAACTAATCCAATTGTCTGCAACATTAAACTTTGCAAAAATTCCATCTACAAAAATTAAAAGTATTGTCATTAATACTAAAAATAACAATACAATAGGTCTTACATTTTTTGATAGCCAATTATCTAGTTTCATGGATTTTGATATTTAATAGTATCTATTTCAATAGTATCTATTTTAATACTATCTATTTTTTTAGCATTTCTCATAATTTGTATTACATCTATATCAAGCACATCTAATTTTGTATTATTATATCCATCTGTAAAACAAGACTGTAGTAATACAAATAATAATATAATAGTTTTAAGTTTAATTAATTTTGGTAAATAATGTTTCATTTTTTGGGTTTTATAGATTAAATAAAGTTTAATTTTATCCTAAAGTTAAATAGCAACATGGTGCTCCATGTCCTGTGTATGGAAAAATTGAAAGCACTCCTGCAGCTATTGTTGCTGGTAATGTTGCTGTATAAGTATAAGAGTTGTTATATAAATAAAAACCACTTTTATTAAGACTACCAGTCTGAAAACCAGGAAGCATATTTTGTAAATATTGCACATAATGCCCTGAAATATTAGTCTGTGCCCCATCTCCTAACATTGCCATCATATAGACTCCTTGTTCAAGTTTTTGAGTACTCCCTAAAGCAACTGATTGCATCCCTGTAACTCCATTTGTAAATGGACCAACTTGTACAACCTTAGTCCAACTATCACTAGCATATACATATTTATATATACCACCAACAATATCATGTGCCATTGATGCACTTGATTGTATTCCAATGTGTGTTACATTCATTTCTCCTCCTACCCAAAATAAGAGTCCATACCAATAGTTAGCAGTCATTGTAAATGCATTATAACTATTAGTTGCTGTACCATTTCCACAAGGTAATACATTACCTTTTACTCTTATATCAGCAGAAGTTCCTCCTAAGAATGTAGCTATATCTCCTTTCTTCAATGTCCCTGAGTCATTGAGCAATACCTCCATTCCAGAAGCAGGTGTAACACTTGCTTTTCCTGTAATTGCAGCGGGAGCAACACTTAATGTAAGATCACTAGCATTTTCTGTTATTGTTAATTCTGTAGAATTAACTTTTTTAAATTCAAAGTCTACTCCACTTTTTTGCTTATACCAACCTGCTCCAGAACCTACATTACTTACAGTATTTGTTTCCCCTGCTGCAGCTGCTATTGTTATATCATTAGTGTTATTAGTTAGTGTAACATTTGTGCCTCCAATTAATGACTTAAATTCTAAATCTTCAAGAACTTTTTGCTTAAATACTCCAGAGCCACCACCAACATTTGAAGCAGTATTTGCTTCACCACCTGTATGACTAGAAGATGCAAAATATAATAAAGAATTAGCTTTGTTTAGTGTAACACCATTTTGTATAATTACTACTTTATCATTATTTATAGCATCTCCTAAAGAGTCTGCTTTAGCAATATCAGAAAAAGAAAAATCATCGGTAACAGGATATTCTTCACCATATGATATTGTTTTATTTAGCTCTTTTATATAAACTACTTGTTTAGTAGTAGAAACATTTTTTAATTTTACTTTTCCTGCACTCATAGCTAATTATATTGTGATAAGTAATTAGTTATCATATCTAAATATTTAGTTTTCCTTTGTTGTGTAAATACAGTATCAGTAACCATATTTTTAATATGATACTGTACACTTGTAACTGCACCTACTTGTGCAAAACTTAATGTTGTTGTAAACTTAGCCATTAAAATTTCTCCTTGTTCAGCAGTTACTTCAGCAATCCTGTTGTCTTGTAAAAAAATAGTTATTAAGCTATCACAAAAATCAATATCTGATCCCAACCTTTCTGCTGGTGTAGTAGGTACATAAGGATATAAATATTCTACTGAATACCCTGTCCCTAAACTGTCAGCCTTAGCCTGAGCTTCTGTTATATTATTAAATTTAGATATAACTTGCCAACCTTCTTTATATATTTTGTAGTAATTCATTTATTTATGCCATTAATAAAAAACATCCTGGTATATCATCACCTAATGAACCACCTGCAGAAATTGCACTTTGAGCTAAACTAGTTGGCATAGTAGCAGAATAACTACCTGAAATAAAAAAATAAAATGAAGGCCTCGCAGCACCTGCTGAAAGTTGACCTGCAAAATTACCTAAGTTATTTACATCATATCCACTAACATCTGTTTGTACACCATCTGCAGTTATAGCTGTAGCATATAATCCTTGCTCTATAGTAATTAAACTACCTGTTACATCTATTGAAATTATACCACTACCTCCTGTAGTAAATGGGCCAACTTGAGTCACTTTATTCCATTGATCATTACCATAATCATATTTATATACACCTGCTACTATATTATGACTTAATTCACCATTAGTATGAATTCCTATTTTTGAAAAACTTATTTTACCTGGAAGAAAAAATGGAGTTAAATAAAGAGTACCATCAGTAGTAGCTGTATCACCATTTGTAAAAGCACTAGCTGTCATTGCTGCTGGGTATACTCTTGCTCCTTTTGTTTGCATAGCTGATGCAACCTCAACTACATCTACTCTACTAGTTAAGCTAGTAAATTTAGTTTTTAAACTTAAAACTTCACTAATTACCCAACTTAATCTTCTTTGTATATCTTTTAATAATTTTCTCATTTTATAAACATGTTGCTTCAGTAGAACAATATATTCTAATGTAGTGAATTAATAAATTTCTTTTTGCATCATTACAACAATCTAAACCATAAATCATGGCATCATGTTGTTTTTTTACTTCTAATATAACATTGCAAGTATCTTCTGTAGGATCACATGCAGTAGATGTTGTACAAGGTGCTACATGACAATTTATATATTGCTCTGCTTCAATACAAGATTCATTACCATTAACATCAACTTCACAAACTTTTACTTTATATAAACCAGGAATAAGTTGTGTTAAAGCAAATAAACTATTTAATTTTAATTGTCCAGCAGCTGCTTGCACTACATTTGCAGGAGGATTAGTTGCAGGTGTTGTTAATGGAAAAGATATTGGACTAGCAAAAGTTCCATCCCAGCCACAAGTTATTGTTGTATCTTGTGCTATTGTTAAATTACCAGCATATTTAAAACCTGCAGTAGTTGTTATTTCTATAGAAAATGCTTGTGAAGCATTTGCTTTATCTGTAGATATTACAAAGTTAGCAAGACTTGATTGAACTGTAAAAGCATGTGTTTGCAATGCTGCACCAAATGTATTAAATTTAATACCACTAACTAAGTTACCATTTATACCATCTAGTTGAACAGTATATTTATTTTTTGCACCAGATGTTTGATGAGTACAACTTTTTTTAGTTATACCAAATACATAAGTAGGAGCAATCTCTACAGTATCACTACCAGCAGCCCCAGCAGTATTTCTACAATCTCTAGAGTATGTAATAGTATATTTTTTTACATCTTTAAAATCTTTTGATGTAGTATCAAAGATATTTGTAATATAGTCAAATTCAGGGACAGGTGATTCAAGAACAGCATGTACAGTAGTACATCTAGTTAACCTATTAGTAGTATATCCAGTATTTATAATTATTAATTGACCTGAAGTTGATTTTACAGTCATTTTATTTTTTTAAGTACAATTACATAAACAAGTTTCTGTATTATTTAGTATGTTATACAACTTTGAATAAAGAGAACATAATTCATCACAATTACAATTGCAATTACTACCATTCACTAAACCAAAGTGTAACAAATGTGCTTCAACATCAGCAGGAGTTTTTAGAAGATTTTTTACATATTTAGCAACTTCACAAGAAGTAGAACAATCCATAAAGAAACAATTACTTTCTGTTGTTATAGGTGCTCCTCCAGATTCAATTTGAGTAATTACAACTTTGTATACTCCATCAGGAAATACTGTTGTTCCTGTACCTAATACACCAGGTAATATTTTAATTATTTTATCTTCAATACTATAATTAGTACCATCAACAGGTACTTTAGTGCCAGCATCTTGTAATATTGTTATAGGAAAACCTGTACAATCACAACAATTTTTAAATATAGTAAATTCAATTGTAGCACCTGTTGGGATTGCAGTTCCAGAACCTGTACCTGCAGCATTAAGAATAGTTTGAGTTACTATTAGTTGTGTGCAGTCTGCATTTTTAGATATTGTTAAAGCCATGTTATAATATTATTATTTTACCTGTAAAGTCTATTTTATTTAAATTAATAATTTCTATATCCCCCTTCTTAGATAAATTGATAATTACATCATTGCTAATATCTATAAAATTCTTTGTCCCTTTATAAATTTGAATTAAGGGATTCTTTCCTTTATTGTGTTCTTTTTGTTTAATATATATCTTTTTTTCTTGCCAGTCAGCTATTGAAAAGTTAAGTATATATTTTAATTTTTTCCATGAGATTAGACTATTATTAATACCTAATATATCATCTTCATTACCTTCTTTTAAAATACTAAGAAATTGTTTTATTAACTCTTTATTCTTAGTACTAAAATAGTTTATCTTTTTTTTAATTACTTCTATCTCTTCTATTACATTGTATATTTTTCTTTTCATGTATAGAAATTAAAAAAAAGAATTAGAGGGCATAACCCCCTAATTCTCTTATATGTTAAAGATTATTAACAAGCACAATCATCAGCAGTTGGTTCTATTACTGTAAAACCATTACCCGCACTTGTAGGAGTTACACCAGCTTGTTGAGTAACAGCAGCATCAAGTACTGTTAACAAAGCTGCACCAGCTTTCCCATCTATTTCACCACAAGGAAATACAAATTTGGTATTGAAATGATTTTCATAATCTAACCATCCACCATTTGAACTTACATCATAAGTAAGATCTACCATATGGTAATTAAGGCTTTTATCAATTACACTATTGAAATCTGAAAAAGCAACTCCAATCAAATCACCTGTTCTATAAACACCAGGTTTTCCAATAAAGCCACCAACTTCATATTCAATGTGTGCAAGATCATAACCAGCTCCTTCTCTCATTACAGGATCAGTAGTAGTTACAATTGTACCAGTACATGCAAATCCAGTTTCTGCCACTTTAGAAACAACCATTAATGGAGTTCTTTGTTGGTAGTATTTAGTGTTAACATTACAGTAGCTATTAATAGCTTGAGTAACACCAGTTAATCTTAGTGAAGGACATCCATCACCATGGGTTGCTTTGAATCCAGTAGCAGCATCTGTAAGGTCAGTAATTGTAGTTGTTTTTATTTTATCACTATCATCAGCAGTAAATCCAGCAGCACCAGTAACAATACCAGAACTTACTGTTTTAATACCAGCAAATGCTGCACCTGCCATTGTAATTTTTACTGTATCAACACCATCACTTTTTGCTGAAAAACCTGAAGTAGCATTAATTGCAACAGCTGCTTTATTAGCTATAGCTAATTTGCTATCACCATTTAAAACATCCCAAGCAATATCAATTCCATCAAGAGTTGCTTTTACAGTACCATTTCCAGTAACTGCAGCAGTATATTTAATACTACCAATATTTGCCCATGCAGAAGCAGTTACTAAACCATCTTCATCACCATTGATATCTGCAATTAGAAGTCTTGTAAGTTCTGCACAGTTTCCTGTACCACAACTTTCACAACCATCACAACATGCTGTTTTAACCATAAAGCTTTTAGCAGCTTGGTTAAAACCATAGTTCATATACTTTTCATCAGTATTAAATTCAATTTTTAAACCATAACTTGTGTCACAGTCTGCTGTATAGCTATGTACATCAATTACTTGTTCAGTAGTTGCAGTATAACATTTTAATTCATAACTTTGAATACCTTTAACTGCAATTTTAGTTCCTGCACTTTTCAAGATTTCATCTGCTACACCATCTCCAGTAGTATCTACTGCGGCAGCAACAAAGAATTCACTAACAGCTAATGCTGTTGTTGCATTCATAGCTTTTCCTGTTTTGTAATCAAAAACTCCTACTTCACCTGCAGCTAAATCTCCAGGAGTTTTACTGGTATCTACTATACATTTAGCAGTTGCTCCAGAGATAGGAATGATTGAAAATACATCATTATTTTTTGCCATTTTTTAACAATTTAATTTATTAAATTAATTTTATCACGTTTAATATTATAGTCAGCATATTGCAATTGACCTGTTAAAACAAGTACAGCAATATCCACTATTTCTGGATGGGTATGAGAAGGAAGTTCACAATCTTTAAAGCCTGTTAATAAAGTCCCATCAGGTAGTGAATACTGAGCAACTGTTCCAAAGTCCTCTGCATTATGAATATAACCTGGTTTTTTAATATAATCTAATAGTAAACTATTGATTATAAAAGTTGAGTCTGAAAATGCTTTTATACCTTTTTCATAAAATCTTATGTTGACTTCTCTCCATTCAAATGAAGATTTATCAAAAGGTGAAAATTCAAATTCATCATCATGTTGTCTTACTACACAACTAGCTTTAGCACCTTTGCAGTTATTCTTAGCTATCATTGCTGCACATTTTACAAGAAATTGATAATCTTCTGGTAACTCTATATAGTACTCATTGTCATCAATCTTTACTGTAAAAACAGAAACATTATCTTTTACTAGTGTTCTTATATCATCTATATTTCTTTGATTCTTTTCAAAACCATAATCAAACAACATCTTTACTTTTCTAGGTTCAGCAATCATTTTTATAAAAATGCCCTGAGCCTCATTCAATGCCCAATCAATTTCAGGCACGAGTAAATTTCTGTATTGCTGTGAATCCAGTTTGTTAAGTTTTACCTTAACATCGTAGTGCATATTTTTAATACTCATTAGCTATTTAACTTTTCAAGTATTGAAACTTTCAATTTTTGGTTTTGAGGGTCAATAAAATAATCAACAGCATCTTCAAATGTACTTGCTATTTTATCTCCCATATAATATACTGAAGCACCTTCTTTTGTTAATATGTTCCTATGCAATGCTTCCAATAAAGATGCTCTTATATAAACTTCTTTATCATCCATTTTTGCATAAGATAAAAACAAATCAGGATTATTTTCAATTATTTCATCAAGTTGAACATCTAAAAAATCTCTACTTCTTCCTCTAACCATTTTATCACTTACAATAGTTAATATGTTAACTATTTCATCAGTAGACATCTTCTGTGATAGAGTGTAGCACTTTCTCTTAATCTGTATTTTAGTAGCTTTAATTTCTACTTCCTCTGCATCATCAAAAATTACATGACTTGCTTCAGGAAATAATCCTTCATTATAATCTTTTAAAGAATTAGCTACAGCATTACTAGCTTTTAAGTTTTTAATTCTTACAAACTCTAATGGAATAGTTGGGTCAAGAAAAATTGGATAATTTGGCAATTTAATTCTTGATGCATTGCTATCCCAGTAATCATGTGGTTTTTGAGCATTAAAAACTCTATTTAAATCTACACCTAGTTTACTTTGATATTCTTCTGTTTCTTTATCTGTCAATCCAGTTGCATAAGCACCTGTTGCATGGTCATATAAAACTCTAACTGTTAGAGGTTGGGAAAATGATTCTTTTCCTTCTTTACCATGCCATCTTTTTCTTTCTATTGGTCTAATTTCAACTAATGCTTTCTTTTTCATTTTTTCAAAATTTAAAAATAGTTAAGGGTAAATTAATACCCTTAACTATATATATGATCTTAATTTCTTTTCAAAATCAATTCACCACAACGTGACACATCTTGGATGTGAATTCCACATTGGTCTTTAACATGCATTTCATAGTAATCTCCAGCATGTGATGCTAGTCCTGTATTAGTTACAGGGCCAAAAGGAGATACCATTCCACCTACATAAATAAGTGACATTCCACCTTTCTTCTTAACTTTCAAGATGTTAGAATCTTGTTTCTCACCAGAAAAGTCAAGGAAAGTAAATCTCATTGATTCAGTAGGATATCCAGTTAATGGATCAATTTCAAAGTTTATTTCTCTATCATCATACAATGGTAAATGTACTAATTCTAAAGTAGAACCATTAGCCATTGAGTATTTAGTAAACTGATAGCCAGCTTGCCAAGCATTGTCATGATATTGAGATTTTGTTTTATTAACTGAGAAATCCTCAACAATCTTAACAAAACCACTTTTGTTCATCCAATCTTGAACTGCTCTGTGGAACAATAACATACCATACTCACCAGTAAAGGCTTTGATATGTCTTTGAGAACCTGGAGCTACTCTTGAATAGAATATATCCATTAAATACTCTTCAATTAACTCAGTAGTTAAGTGAGAGTAAGTTTCTCTATGAGAATCTTCAAGTTGTTCTTGGATTCCAGGACCATTAAAGACTGGTCTACCATTAGCTCCAAGTACAGTATCAGTACTACGAGAATACCAATAACTTCTTTCTAATTCACGATAATATTGTTGCCAATATTCAACTTCAGCATACTTAATCCATGATTTATGCATAACTCCATTAGAATCAGGGATTCCAACTGCAAGAACTTCTGTACTAGCATCACCAGTTACTCGGTATTTCTTTCTTAATCTAGAAAGTCTGTTTTTTAGAGTAATAGGAAGTGAGTACTGAGTACTACCTGATTGTTCAGCAGCTTCTTCATACATTGAGAATAATTTTGCCCATTGAGTACCTACACCTAAATGTATTACTGGTACAAAAGATGCAATATTATCATCCATCAATCTTAATGTGTAAACCCAACCATTACCTTGTCTGTAAGGTTGTTCTTGAACTCTACATTGGTATTTCTTATTAGAAGTACCAGGATGTATAACATCACCAGTTACAAACCAATTCTCACTTAACTTAAGTTTGAAGTTAGTTCTTCCTTTACCTGGATAACTAGTTCCAGATAAATTTTCAAGTACTACTAGTGGTTTGGTAGATGCTGTTTTTAGTGACCATTCCCATTCTGTTGTAGCAATTTCTTTTTCTCTTCCACTAGCAACTAAACTACTAGTTAGAGAGTTATCAGAAAAATACCTTTTAGATGAAAACAGCTGTGCCATTTTTGATTCAAATACTTCTGGTCTAGCATGGAGTGATGCACCTAAGTGATTCATCTCAGTCATGTTAGCATGCCAGCTCATTTGCTTTGTTACAAGTTTATTACTAATTTTTGCCATTTTTTAAAATTTAATTTAATCATTAAAATATTCATACAAGGCTTTCTTCTTTCTTCCCGAAGAAGATTTAGAACTCTTTATTGTAGGCTTCCTTTCAATTTTATCTTTTGTCTTTTTTGTTACTTTAGTTTCTGTATTTCTAATTACATCAGAAATATCAAAGTCACTTCTCAACAGTTTTGCTATAACTAAGATTTTTTCAGGATCTTGAAAAGCTTGTTGCAAATCATTTTGCATTTGAGTAAGGTAATTATTTTTACCTACCTTAACTTTTGCTTTAGTCATATAAGTATGTAGATTTCTTTTATCATCCCTGTTAAAAGAAAAATGCCCAATACTTTCTGTATCATTCAATCTTTGTTTTAGATCTTGTGACAACTGTTCTCTTTGCTGTCTTGCTACCTCATCCTGTTTCTTTTGCTCCTCCACCATTTTCTTCTGGTAATCTACTCTTTGGTTTTCAAATTTCTCCTCATATTTCTCAGCATGTCTTTTTAACTTACCTCCCTCTTTTAACCATTCAAGTTTATCTTGAATATCCTCTTCATCATATCCTTCTTGTTGCAATCCATATTTTACAAGATTTTCTTGGTAATTTTCATTACTAATATCTCCTGCTGGATTATCTGTAGCAGCTTTTAAACTATCAAAGAACTTTTTAGTATTACCACCATTCTTTTTATATTTTAAAAAAGCAATGGCATCTTCATCTAATTCATCAAAGAAACCTTCCATTGTTTCTTCTACTCTAGATTCTATTTCATTATCTATAACATCAGAAATTTCTTGATCTTCTTCAAATTCAAAAGTTAAGACTCCTTCATCTTTTAACTTATTCATTAACATTTGAGCATCACCAATCTCTTCAGTTTCTTCACCATCTACAGAATCAAAAGTTTCTTCTTCAAAAGAAATTTCAGGAGCAGCTTCTTCTTTTATCTCTTCCTTTGTTTCCTCTTTAGGTTTTTCTTTTACTTCAGGTGTTTCAGGTTTTTCTTCTGTTTTTACTTCTTTTTTCTCTTCTACGGGTTCAGATACATTTTCTGCATTATCCCAACTGTCCCATGAGAAATTTTCTAGTTTTTCATTACTTTCCATAACGCAAATTTAAGTTTAAATATTTAAAAAAGTTAAGTTTTATTCTTAACTATGTTAACAATCTTAGAAATAGCTTATTCTTTATTTACTTCTTTTTGTTTATCTTTTCTTGATCCATTTTCTTCTGATGTTCAAACTTTTCTTCAGCTAGTCTTTGCTTCCTTGCTTGGATCTCAGCATCCAACCCATGTTGTGCAACTTCTAATATATCAGGTTTACCATCTCTATCTATATCTTTATCTTCATTAAATCCCATAGAAAGTATTGTCTGTCTTTGTAAGTCAGCAGCAGCCTTTTTATCAGCTAAAATAATTTCTGTTTCTCTATCATATTCTTTTTCCATCTGTCTTGATTGTATTTGCTGCTGTTGCATTTGTTGATCCATTTCTTTCATTTGCATTTGTTGTTGTTGCATTTGTTCTCTTTTAGTATCTTCAGCAACTTTAAGCAAATCTTCAGCTTCTTGTAAACCATCTGATTTAACAATCTTAATAATGTCAGACATATTAAACATTTGATTTTGCATACCAGCATGAGCCAATTGTTTAACCATTTCTTTAGCTTCATTTGCTTTAGAAGAAGAAGCAACATCAATACCATATGTAGAATTATATAATAATTGTGGATTCATTTCAAGCATTCCTATAGAAAGATCATCTAGTACATATCTTAACATTTTAGATTTTGTACCAGAATAAGCTTCTTTAGCTACATCTAATAATCTTCTTATACAATTTCTTTTAACATAATTATGCATTTCAAACATAGGCTCTAATATATTAGAAGCTTGTAAAATAGCTTCTCTTGTATTTCCTACATTTTGCTGAGTGTTTATTTGAGCTTCCATTTCTTTTGGAATACCTACAGCATCTCCTGCTTTTCTTTCTATATAATTAGCAAGGTTAACATAGTTATTTATATCAGAAGCTAAAGACATATCTAAAACTCTATTTATCTGACTAATATCTGTATTTCTGTTACCTTCTTCATTTGGATTTACCCATGCTACTTTTGTAGCTTCAGCATAATAATGCCATTTTTTAATATCTATTCCAGCACTTTTAGGAATTGAGTTAATGTTCATCATTATAATCTTACCTTTATCTGATGCCATTAATAATTCAATTCTATACATAATAATATTATAATAATATTGATATGCTTTTAATCTATCTATTATAGATGTAGTGTTTGAATTTAAATTATCATAAGCAACTCCTACATATGGTAATTTACATTCATGTAAATTATCCATATCTTTAAATTGCCCAATCATTGGTCCCATATTTAAATACATAGCTTCTGATAATTTAACCTTATAACCTTCGTGTACTTCAGGAATCCATTTCCATTTTAATTCAAGATCTCCAAACTCTTTAGACATCTTATAATTTTCTTCTACTATTTTTTCTTGAACTTCACCATTAGGATCAATATAAGTTAAAAAGCCTATTTTTCTAAGACCTTTCCATACACAATGTAAAACTCTAATAGTATCATCACTATCAGTATCACTTTCAGTAAAATTCCAAAAACCATCACTCATACTACTTACACCTTTACCATAAGCAGAATAAATATCATCTATTTGAGATTGTTTCAATTCATCTCCAAAAATATTAATTATTTGTGATGGTGTTAATCTATATTCACAAACTGCCCATTCTCCATCTTCTATAAATTCTATGTCTGGAGATTTATCATAATCAAAATATAAAGGATTAACTACATCCATTACAGGAATACCATTTTCTATACCTATGTGATATATTTCTTCACCCGCTATACAAGAATGCTTAAAACCTTTATTAAACTTTCTTTTAAGATCACATTTGACAGTTAAATATTTAAGCAATTGTTCAGCAAGTGCTTCAGCAGGATCTTGATGCTTTCTAGCCATGTATTTTTTAATCTCAGGAGGTGTCATTGCCTGAGTCTGTTGTTGTATTTGTTGTTGCAACTGCGTTATCTGCTCTTCATTAAGTTCTTGACCTTGAGTTTGCTGCATAGCTTGTTGTTGAACTTGCATTTGTATTGGATCCATTATTTGTTTAATAACATATTCCTTATACAAATCAAATTCTTTTTGCTCTATCCTATTAGTAGCTTCATCATTAATTGCATATACTGTCCAAGAAAAAGGTCTTTTCTCTTCCATACCCATTAATGCTTTAATCTTACCTGATATAATATCTCTATTAGTAAGATCTGCAGGAAGTTCTCCTGATTCTGCACCAAAAGGTTTACAAACATATTCAAAGTCTGATAAGTTAACTATGTTATTGTATAAATCATAATTAACCTTTTTTCTCTTAAAGGAACTTACTCCTCCATCAAATGATGTTGAAGTATTGTATAAAGACCTGACATCTAATTTATCTATTTGATCTTTATAATACTGTCTTGAGTTTTTGTTCTTTTGAAACTGTGTAACTCTTTGTTTAGTACTAAAATTGTTTTCTGACATTTTATTTTATTTTTTAAAAAGAAATTTATGAAACCCAAGTAAATCAGACAAATTTCCATTTATTTCATCTCCGTATTCCTTATCTAATTCTTCTTCTTCTATTTGAAACATTAGCATCATGAATGCCATTACTCTATCAAAGTTACCTTTTCTATTGTAATTAATCAACTCTTCCAGTAATCCTGTATCGTAAATTGTTTCTAAATTTAATATTTTATTACCATTTTCATCAATATCCCTCTCAGTCAATAGCCACCTTTTTATATATTTTTCTCCTGCATCTTTTAATTGCTTGTTCATATGAATACCATATATCCTTGCAACTTTAGAGTTTTTTACATTCTTAGATATAACAGCATTTGGCTGAACAGCTAACAAATGTAATAATTTATGATTCATGAAATAACTTTTAACGGAGGTTACTTCATTTTCATGCATTATTTCTGCATTATAAAATTCTGCTATCATAGCAGCTAATCTATTAAAATCATCAGTAGTATTTGGTCTACCAACATAATTTGCAACTATAGTATCTCTAGTGTAAGAAAACTTATGGTTACCTTTATATACATAAAAAGCACCTAAAGAAGTTCCTCCACTTTGATCTTGTCTATATGGGTCATATCCTATTTTATACAATCCTCTCGGTGGATCTGATATAGGTCCTTCAAAAATAACTACACATCCTTTTATATCTGCAATCTTTGGTTTATAATCCCATAAAGGTTGCAACTTATCTTGCAAGTCAGGTCTTGCTATTATTTTACCCTCTTCTTTCAATAATGTTACAGGAGTTCCCCTTTTTATATTTAAATTTTCTCTCATAACCTTATTATAGTGGTTTCTCAGCTCTACAACTGGAAAATCATTTCTACTTACAGTTAAAAAAGCTTCTCCTGGACAAGTTGGATATTCTTGATTATGTTGATTTAAAGTATTAGTGCCACTAGAATTTTTTATAATTTTGTTTCTAGTTTCTTCTTCTTTTTCCAATGCCCCTTTCTTATCTGAGTTTCCACTATCATCATAGAATCCTTCCATATTCCAATACACAGGATGAAAAAAACCACAACTAGAGTTTTCTGCATCTTTATCCCACATATTTACAAAAGGCATTAAATCAAACAGTTCAGGTTTATAAAACATTTCTGCAAAATCTTTAGTTCCACTTTTCATATCCCCACCTGTACCAAAGATTATAATCTGACCAGTAGTATAACTACCAGCTTCAAGTGCTGGTTTAGTTGCCATGTATGCATCTTTCAAATTAGGAAATGCACCTGCCTCTTCAAACAATACTAACTTAGCATCTTTACCCCTTGCAGCATCAGGATTATCTTTAAATGTTAATGCAGTAATTTCTGATTTAAATCCTTTTTCTATATTATTCTCTTTAAAGGATGCCTTCTTATGATGTATCTTATCTACATAATCTCTACTCTTTTTCCAAGCAGTATGTTCATCAATGTGTGATATATAAGCATTGACCATTGACATAATTCCTTTTGGATATAAATATTCTTTTAAAAAAGCTCCTGCTATATTTAAAGAATTTCTATACAAAGAATAATTATTTACTAGTAAAGCAGCATTCTTAAAGGAATATCCTTTCCGTCTACTTTTACCAACAATCATATGTTTACCACCTTGTAAATTATCTTTACTAACTTTTAGTTCTAATTTTAAAGAGTTGAAAGCTTTTATTAGGTTCTTTTCATTCTTATCATTAGAATTATAAAATGGAATATTTATATTTAACATTCCATTATATGCTATATCTTTTGCCCAATAGTAATTATAATCTCCATCCCAGAAATCTGGCATGTCTTGTATCTTAGCTGCCACATTACTATATGCAGATTTTAAATCTACTTTCATAATAGGATAGAAATTCAAATATGCATAATGATCTCCAGTTATCTTTACATCACCTACTGTATACCCTTCTTTACATCTTTTAGTTTGCTCATCCCAATATTCATAATAACCAGGAGAACCTATAGGATCTGCACAGTAATAGCCATATTTAGAAAAATGTTTAGCCTCTTCTCTAAATACTTCAGTATTAATCCAATGTCCTTTTGGATTTCTAACAGCAGCTAATTTTCCTTGTGCATAACCTTCCATAAACTATTACAATAGGCTTATTAATAAAGCAGTAGTTAATCCTATTGTTAGTACCCCTCCACCAATAAGACTAAATGTATATTTTGTTTTTAACTTTTTCTTTTCTTTCTGCAAAAGCTTTAGATATTCATCATTAACTTTCAATATTTCATTATGCTCTAATTCTATATCTTGTAGTTTACCTATCTGTGTTTTCTGATTACCAATTACAAATTCTTGATTTTTTATAACTTTCTCATGCATAGAAGTAAGAGCAAAACATGAATCTCTAAATTTAAAACATTCATTCTGTAACTTTTTAGATACATCAAAACTATCTAGTCTATTTGCTACTCTTTCAAGAATATATCTTTCAACACACACTTTGTCACTTTGACAATCTGCGAATAAGGGCAACATCACTAGAGTCACTATAATTAGTAGTAGTATACGCATTTTTTAATCTGTTTATTTCTTTACTTATTTTTTCAAGATTTCTTTTGTTATCTGGGATCAAAAACTTTATAGAATCTATTTTATCATATAAAACATTATTCTCATTACTCAACTGATCAAACTCATACTTTAATACGTTAATTGTTTCTTGCATGTTCATTCTAATCTTATTATAATTGATATAAGGTTCTGGATCTTTTTTAAATATTATAATAAAAAATAATATTAATAGTAAGATAGACTGAACTATAAATACTATATGTGTAGCTGATAATTTCATTTATAAATAAATATTAGGATTATTAATGATAATATATAAGATATACTAAATCCTATTATAAATACTTTAATAAATCTTTTTTTATTAATCTTCATCCTGATAAGTAGAGTTAAATCTGCTTTGTAATATCTCAGTCTTTGTTTGTTTTTCTTGTATCTTACAAAAATTTAAAAGACCATTCATTTTATTATGAAAGTCTTTTATAACATTTTCTAAAACTTCAATCTTTTTTTCTAATTTAGAATTTTCTTCTAATAATAATTTTATTTTTTCTCTTTTAGTCATATTTAAATAATTATTAAGATTAATAAAAGTAAAAATAATACTCCCCATGTTTTTAAAAATATAAATAACTCTTCTTTCATTTTATATCTTTTGATTCTAATAGAGTATATGTAAAACTATTGCCCCATTGGGATGCTGCTTTTCTACATATATCCATAAACTCATCAAAGTCATCTGGATCTTTAAATACTTGACATCCTGCACTATACTTATTTATGTATGTAGATGGTTTGTATGCAGATGATCTATGTATGTTTATTCCAAAATATCCATCTTGAATACTATCTTTATCATAATCATAAACATCATCCTTATTACCATCTCTATAAACTTCTACCTTCCCACTCCTTTGACATAAAGCCTCATACTTACCATTATGTTTATCTATCTTATATACTTTTTCATATTGTCCAGGAACTAAGATTGCACAACCACCTCTAGAATTCATTGGGTTGTCTATCCAATGTAAACCAGGATCTGTAGTAGCAGGCCAACAATGGAAGTGCCAGTCATTTCCTATCTTATATGCTATAGTTATTTGGTCATCATAATGATTAGTAACCTTTCCTTTTGTAGAAGAGTTTCTTACTCCTACAATATTTACATCATAATCACTTTGTTTAAACCACTTATACTTTTTCTCATGCATAGCATTATAAATCTGCTGTAAAGAATAAGTATGTTTTATTTCATTTATATCTTTCCATGTCTTTGCTCCTACTATTCCATCAGGTTTTAAACCATTTGCTTCTTGATATTCTTTTACAGCCTTTTCAGTATTTGGTCCAAACTTACCATCTGTTTTAAGTCCAAGTGCAGCTTGAAGCTGTATAACATATTGTCCAGTACTACCTTTTTTTAGTAACATCATTTAAAATTTAAAAGAGGAAAGATGGATGAAAAATTATAAGTGTGCGATGACCTAAATTTATCCTATTTGTTAAATAATTAAATTAAAATTAAAATATACCATCTTTCCTCATATTTTTAAAAAAGATAGGGAAATAACCAACCAATGTTATTTAATAATTTACCATAACTTTAAATGTTAATAAATAAAATTAAAATATACCCTATCTTATTATTTTAAGAACTTTGAGAATTCCTTATAGGATATAATCCCATTTCTTTTCTTTTTTTATTTACTAGTTTTAAAATATCTTTTCTAATTAGACTTCTTTGCTTTGATCTTAAAGAACTAACATAGTCTCTAATATTAATAGCTTCCATAATACTATCATAAACACCAACACTTGTGTTCCTAGATGCACCATGTGAAACCTTCTTCATAGGAAAAGCAACCTGGTATTTACCATTTAAAATCTTAATGTGTTTCATAATAATTATCTTTCATATGGATTAATATTTTTACCACCTTTAGTTTTAGAAGCTTCATACAATTCTTCCTCTACTTTTTTCTTTAAAGAAGTTAAAGACTTTAATACCTGATCTGCTTCTTTGATTCCTCTTACAACATCATTAAACTTATGAACAGGCATTCCACTTCTGTTTCTCTCTTCATAATCTAACCCATTAGTTAAATATTCTATAGTCTTATTTAATGCTGATAAATTAGCTTCATAATATCTAATTGTAGGAGATGCTTTATACTGCCATTCATAATATTCTTCTATAGCCTTATAAACCAAATCATCAGCTTTCCATTTTTTTTCTTTAATTATAGCCTCTCTTATCTTTTCCTCTTTTATAGATTCATCATAACCCTTAAAAGGATTATTCTTTTTCTTAGAAACCATAAACTCAATAAATGCAAACTCTTGCATAGCTATATTCTTACTCTTATCTCTTTCCCATATCTCTTTAAAAGGAGATACAGTTAAAATACTAGCAGTAGGTCTTACAACATTTCCACTTATTTCAAATATTTCCATTATATTATTTTCTTAACCCATTCTACTATCAAATCTGTATACTTATCTCTATACCACTTTTCCATCAATATAGAAGCATCTTCAAAATTATCAAAAAATAAATTCTCTAATAATATAGTTGGCATTCTGGTTTTATGTAAAATATAAAAATTAGCTTCATAATCTCTATCCTCATCATTATAATCTGTAAGTAATTTAAGAATATCATCATCTATATCATCTTCAATTAAATACTCTTCCATTTCAAACTTCTTCTCATAAAGATCTAATAGTACATCACCATGCTTATCACTTTCTTTGTTTCCTTTTGATGTCCATATTTGAAAACCCTGTGCTTCATGATTTGTAGTAGCATTTGAATGTTCACTAATATATATTCCAGGACAAATATTAACATGATACCAATTTGCTATATGAACCCTATCTTGTACCCTAGTATCTTTATAAGGATGATATACTGGAATTACAGTTATACCTTCTGCACTCAACTTCTTTTTTATTAAATCACAGTACTCTCTATTTTTAAATCCCTCATAAAAAATACTATTATAATGAAATATACCTTCTCTATGATTAAACATATTATCAGGTTGTGAAGCATATGCTCCTGTAGGATCAATACCACCATGACCAGCATCTAAGAATATTACTTTTTTCATTTGTGGATTTTTGCTTGAATTTTTAAAGTATAGTTTTTCTGTAATAATTCTTCTATCATAACTACAGCTATTTCTTTTTCTGTCTCGTAGAACCCTTTTTCTTCTAAATGCTTAGGGACAGCTCCTGGTGTAAATACAACTTTTAAAACTTTTTTTTCATTATCCCAGTTAGGTACACTACATCCACATGAAGAGTTAGAACTTATAAACCTACCACTAGCTATGTATTCAAAATTTACTGTTGTAGGCTGTCCTTCTTTTAAATTACCTAAATCAATAATTTCATTTTTCCACATAATTAACTTTATTATTGTTATTAATATTTCTTTTAGATATTATACCTTCTACATAAAGCCATTGATAACCATCACTAGTTAACCACATACCTCTCCTAAAAGCTAACCATGTTTTTTTATTCATCATCTTAGGGTAGCATGCTCCTGCACAACTTTTACTAGCCATTTGTAAAGCAGTAGTAGCACAACCACACTTTATACATTCACCCTTATTATAACATTCATGATTCATGTTTTTTATTCTTACATCAATCTGGTGCTTTATATGTTTCCTAATAAACTTGCTGTATTTCTCAGAATAATATAGCTTATATCTAATATTTCCTTGTATATAATACCAAACATCTTTTAATGATACATTCCCTTTTACAAAATTAATCAAGTGATTTTTTAGATTCATAATCTTTTAAATAATTAGTTAATAAATCTTTTTTATAATTATAACTCTTTTCAGAAATACCACCTTTCTTAAAAAGGTTATCAAGATTCCTTATATTATTTCTTATCCTAGATATAGCAGGAGTAAATAAACCTATTTTTTTTAATCTAATATTTAACATCTCCTCTCCTCCTAAGTTTTCTTTAAAATAATTAAAGAAATTATTTATTACATCATAGGCATCTTCCTCATTAATATCATTATCTAAAGCATATTTTAAAATATCCTTATTCCTACCCATAGTTAAAGATTTTAAAATGATACTCTTGTTCAAATTCAGAAGGTAATACAATTTCTGATATAAACAAAGCTCCATATTTCTTATATATGAATCCTTTTTGTTTTAATGATTTTAAATAATTACCTAGTCCTCCTGCTGATATATTTAAATTACCTTTTACTACTTTCCTAGCTGTAGTACCAAAGATATCTTCTTTTAAATCTCCTTCTAAGTTAAGGAACTCAGCTAGTACTTCTATTTCTTTAGGAGTTAATTTAATAGGAAGAAAAGGATTTATTACTTCTAAGTGTTTCTGATAGAAATCCTTTTTATCTAGCTTTAAAGTCTTTTTTATTTTGTTTACTTTCATAATTTTCAAGTTTGCTTAATACAAATTTATAATTTAATTTTGAAACTTAAAAGTATAAGTGAAAATAAAAAGCTATTATTTATTATATATACTATATATAATAGAAAAAATATAAAAATTATTTTCTTAAACAAATATAATTTAATTTATTTTTAAAATAATTTTATAACCCCTATTACAACTAGTTAAAGTAGTTTTTTATATAACCCCAAAAATTCACTCTTACTCAACCTACCTTACATCAAAGCCCCAGGCTTTGCTTTTTCCCCACTAACCCCCCTATCAACATTTCTTTTTCCCTTTAAGTAGCCTTGTATAAATATTTATACATTAATCTTAAATCTTTACATCATGCTAATTGTTTCAAGTGTTAATCTTAGAAAGAAAGATGGTATTGTTTCAGACAAATGTTTAATCATCACATTATCAACAGGTCCTGCTCTGCCTGGCCTTACAGGTGAAAAGTATTTCTACTCTGCTCCAAAATACAAATCCAAGACTATTGAGGAGTATAGAGAAGAGCTGGTTGATAGAAAACTTCCATATAATTCTATTAAAGAATTATGCAAAGAAACTAAGATGGAAGAATTTGATAATTGGTTACATTCAACTAAATATTTAAATGAAAATCCTGAATACAGGAAGAGATTAGTTGAGGAAGCCAAAAAGAGAGAAGAAGAAATGAATGACTTACCATTCTAAACTAAAGAGAGAGCTTTATGCTCTCTCTTATTTTTTTATTTAACTTCTCTATTTCCCTTTATTAATATTGGGATAGAATTATTTTATTTAATTAAATATATAATATTATGTGCTGGAAAAGATGGTTAATACATTATTGCCCAAAAGAGTGGAGCAATACAGATGCTTTGATATTCATCAGTATAGATTGTCCTGAAGTTACTCTTCAGGATATAGAAAGAGAAAGACCTTAACAGGTCTTTTCTTTTTTCTTAAATACTTTTCTATTTCCCTTAATTAATACTGGACAATATTGTCATTAAAATAAATCTTGATATTATGCCTGAAGATAAAAGTAATGAAAGTAAAGCAAGAACTCAATACATTGTAGATTCAATTAAGAATACTACAGTAAGTGATGATAAAGTGCTTTACATTGTAGATAAGAGTGGTAAAACTCTTATTAAAGTATATAATGATTAAAGTTTTGTTAACTTTGTAGTGAGAACACTTTGTAGCACTAAATACCCACTATTTACTGTGCCATAATCAAAGTGTTCTTTCTTCTTAATATAATAAAATAGCTTAAAATAAAACTATTTGCAGTTGATTATGTCCTGAGCTAGTGTGGATATAATCTGTAAAGCTACTGTCACTTAGATGACAGCTTGAAAACTCTGATAAAGGAGTGGCACTGCATTTAGTTTTTTTCTAATATAATAAATCAATTTAATTTACCTTATAAACAATATGATATGATACCATTTATTATTTTATGTGCAATATGTTGCACACTTATAGGCACAGGGAGTGCCTTAATTTATTATGCTTTTAAAAAGCATGTAAACCTACAAGTTATTAGTCTAATTTCCATAGCAATTATGTTAAGTATAATTGTTAGTGGATTAATTGTTCACCAACAAAATGGACTAATATGAAATATTTAATTATATTGTGTGTATTACTAACAAGTTGTAATACATATAAAAACTGCAACTTTGGAGAGGTAAAACCTTTTCCAAAGTTGGAAGAGTTCAAAGCTTTTGAAACCATAG